CACCGTTATACAACACCCGTACTTGCTCAACGCAGTCCGGTAAAGTTTCTATCGGCCTATAAGTATTGAATAGAAAAAGTTTCTTCTCTGATAGTTGGTGGGGATTCTTTTGAATACCCAGCCCAGCCCACTCGCCATAGTGACGACCATTGCCAAGTGTTACAAGAGCTTCTGCATTGCGTTCAACCCACCCTGCGAAACCGTAGTTGTCATCCTCTGGCGTTATGAGTCGCTTGCGAGACTGAACACTAACAATTTGACCGTCGTGGATATTGATACAGGCATTCGTACCATCCATCTTCTCAGTGATTGTTATGGTGTTAGTCTTCGCCCTGGGTATTTTAGGCCAAGCTTTAAATTCTGTTGTGCTAGTGTCTTCTTCAATCATTTTATCTGACTCCAATAAGTCTTGAAACGCTTTATCTAAACGGTTATTGTGGATTTTATCCCCGTAACTGTGATCATATTCCCAAGGGTCATCGTCCCACGGATCTATCATTTGATCTATGTGCCAGTCCGCAATTTCACCCATTGTTATCCTCCAGAGGACAGTGATCAGGTATAACCCCTGTGTAGTAAGCTATAGACCCCGACATATGAGGGTTATTACCTACCGTGTAAGGGAGTGTCTGGTCACCCATGCGACACACGGGAATGTATCTCACTGTACCGAAAGCCCCTCGATGATCTTTATGGGGGCAATCCTCACAACTCTTTATTACTATCTTCTTGTTCATTTAACCTGTCCCACGCTTCCGCGCTAATCGTTATAGGTTTTTCATTTAATAATCTAACAACATGTCCATGCGATTCGTATGCCGATTGCATATACATAAACAGTGCTCTGGTTATTACGTCTCGCCAGGGGTATTCTCTGGGATTCGCTACATGTGTTTTTATCGCATTCATGAGTAGGTAATGATTATTATCAAAAGCCCACTTATGCATTTGTCCTGGATTCATGCCTATGAACTGCTCTACAGTTATGTTAATTTTATTCATCGCCATACCAATTCCTCTCACCACCATTAGCAATTCTGAATATAACCTTACCCTGTTCCATGTCGTAAACGTGAGCCCAATCAATTATCATTCCGCCGTACATGATAGGGGTCTGCTCAGTTTTCTCCCCTAATCGATCACAAGCACACACGACGGCATGCTCTTTGTCGTCAGTAGATGTATAATAATCGTACATCCCTCCGCTAGGATAGAATTCAGATCCTGCAAATATTAAATAGCGTTTCATTTCCCATACTCGTTTAAGAACTCAAACAACTCGTCTTGCGTCTCTGCGCGAGATGCTAAGGCCATAGCTACTCGTTGTTCGATTGAGTTTCTGATAACGATTCGGTTGACGCTGACGATATCAGTTTGTCCCTGGCGGTGGAGTCTTCCGATAAGCTGCTGGTAGAGTTCAAGACTCCAGAACATGGAGTACAGTACGAAAGTGTTTCCGCCGTACTGAAAATTGAGCCCGTGCCCGGCGCTAGCTGGATGTATAAGGAGTCGTGGGATTTCTCCCTTATTCCAGGCTTCGATTTGGGAGCCTTCTTTATCCAAAACTTCCCATTTCGGAAACTTAGCCGTGATCCTTTCGAGATCCGACTGAAACCAGTAGGCGATAAGAAGTGGATAGTCACAGGAATCGTCAAGCTCTTCGAGAGCATCAAGTTTAGCCTTATGGACGGGCGTCCATTGCTTTTCGTAATCAGGATCTTGAGGATCTCCGACGTAGCAGGCCCCATTACTGAACTGCATGAGTTTATTAGCGAGCGCTCCAGCATTTGCAGCAATAATTTCTTCGTCGATTCCATCGTTCTCAACCTCTAATAAAAATTCTGATTCCAAGGTCTCCATATCAGCACGTACTTTGGCTGGTATGTCCACCACTATATCGTTCTGCACCAACTCTGGCATATCCAAATGATCTTCGGGGCGCATAACTTTTGCAATATCAGCAATCGATCTATATACGTTCTCCGCAGAGCCAACTGTGGGTTCCCATTTCTGGTACTGTACCCCAGGAGGTGCTTCGTTTGACATATAAGCTTTTCTGAAGTGAGAAATACGAACCCCTAAACGCTTACCTGAGTCCAGAAGTTTGACCTGTGACCATAAATTCTCCACCCCACTGGCGGCTGGAGTAGCAGTCAGACCAAATATTCTCTCTACAGGACTACTTATCTCATGCAACACACCCTTGACAGTCTTCGTGTAATCACAGCAAATCTCTTCCATCGTTTTAAATCTGTTAGATGTTGATGATTTAAACATAGAAAACTCATCAAATACGATAGTATCGAAAGGCCAATCTATATTCATATCTTTCAATAGGTCTACTAACCATTCGAGATTCTCAGGGTTTATCGTGCAAATACCGTGATTGAATGCCAATGACGCCAGGACGGCAGATCTTCTCTGCTTAGGAGTTCCCACTGCTCGGTATACCGATAAGTGCTTAGTGTGTGTCCAATTCTTTGATTCCTCGTGCCATACAGTATTGGCCACACGCTTCGGTGCAATGATTAGTGTTCGTTCCATATCCCCGAATGACTGCAGTTCAGCTAACGCAGTCAAGGCCATTATGGTTTTACCTAAACCCAGACCGGCCAGTAACATGCTTCTGTCATTTTCGATCAGGAAGCCAGTACCGTCGTGCTGGTAGTCGTGCATGTTAGAAGGTTTAAGCATATTATGGCATCGAATCTATAACAATTATTGCGAGTATGGTTATGACACACATTATCAGAAAAGTATTCATGAGAATGTGCAGAAGTTAATCACGTCTTGCAGGAGAAAGTAGTACTTAAAGTCTCCCAACTCGGCCATGATATTGCCAGTCACGTCAGTTAGTGATAGCCCAGAATCTTTACGATCAGATACTATCTGGCATGCCAATGCCATCTTCTCTTGTGCAGGCATGTCTCCGGCTGGATCATTTGTTACTAGTGGTATCATTTTCTATTTCCTCGTATCGGTTATGTATAACTATTACTGTTTCATTATCGTCTGCTAATTCATACGTAGGCTCACAATCACAACGACTCTCTACTAAGCAATCATCTCCCGGCCCTATGTTTATAGTATGCCCCTTTTCATTAGGTAGAACATGGGTACAGTCGCCAATTTCATATCCAAAAGTTACAGTAATCCAATGACTGTTAAGTACGTCACTCAAAGGTATGAAATCCCCATTGAGAGTTGCTTCTGCTATCATGTGTGCCATTTGTTTTGCACCCAATCGTAGGCGTCTTTCGGGTTATCAAACCATTCGCATTCGATACCCGCTCTATTTAACGTTCTCTGGCGAACTGTCTGTAGTCCCCGAGGTTTCGATTTACCTTTCTTCACTTCGATCAGGAATACTCTGCCGTGACCGAAACAGAACAGATCAGGATACCCTGCGATACCTACTATCTGCATTTTCAAACACCAATACCCAAGAGATCGCAATCCCTCTCGGATAGTAGCCTGTACTTTACCCTCTGGTGTTGCCATGATCTATGACCACAACCATACCCGCAGGAGCATTGACAAGTTCAAGGCTGACATTATTATACAGCACTTTACCTTTAGTTATCTGGGTAGGAGGCATCGGATACATTGTTATATCCTCAATAATAGTGGCTCTTAAATCTCTCCACTCGGCATCCCCTAAAAATATCTTATCGATTGTAATCCCGAGATATTTATAGTATGTAATAATGGAATCCAAAGTCTCTAATATCATTCTGTCCACCCTATAGAATCAAGTATGTTTTTAGCTTCCCTAATGTACCATCCTCGCCATAGATCTTCTGGGAATTGGTACGGTAAATCTAAAGCTAGAACTCCGTTCATTGTGTTAGGTACGTTGTTACCGCTCTTGATGTAGGTCATAGGCAGACGAAATTCTTTACCTATATACCATCTCACAGAACCCCCTACGTCTTGCATGTCGTATTCACATCCTCCTGCTACCTTGCGTAGGAATACAAATTCTCTGATATCATCGCATTCGTTTATAACATCGGCATAGTGGCGTCCGCCAGCTACGTGCTCCATGACAGCCTGGCCCAGGATATGTGCGTTAGGCGCTACGTCCACGATACCGATACCCATGTCAGCGAATGTGGCTTTACCTTTGTACGTTCCGTCCGGCTTCACTGCGAAGTAGTCGTTCACTGATCTGTTGTAAATACCTTTATAGTCAGTGCGTTCGAGCACGAGATCGGTAAGTTTCTCCCATTCGCCTATTATATAATCGAATGCAGTTTCATCGTTTTTGTTAAATCTGCACACAATTCCGTCGGTGTTGGCAGACACTACGGATACCCCACTCATCTCCATCATTTCAATAAGCTTGAGCAACAGTAGTTGTCCTGTAATGGTCGTATGAATCAAAAGACTTGGCGCGAAGAGTGAGCTAAATTTATTACCAAACTTTCCAAACGATGAATTGATTACGATCTTTAGTGAGTCGGCCACGGTCTTATCGCCGCTTGCTTTAGCTGCCAACCTAGTTCGAACGATACCGCCGTATACGTCCAAAAATGTCTCCGCGTCGTATTGCGGAGGCGCGTATTTATTATTCAATATCATCATGGGATAGAAGCTCGCAACGTCCACATCGCATAATACTTCATCATCCCCGACGGTAATGGACCGTTTAGATTCCTGACTATGCAATCCGCCTACACCCATTTTGTATGTAGTGCCGTAAAACTCAAAAGGTTTCAGCATGACATTAGGAGGCTTCATCTTACCATCGTTACCGATCTTGAATGACATACCATCAGTTATGTCCACATGCATAGCTTCCAAAACGGGATCTTTAAACCATAAATAAGACGGGGAAGTGTAATGGTATTCGTCCTGAATCTCTACATCCTCACCGCGTACAGGAGTAATACCCGCCCTTTTCAATTCCAATTTAATTACAGACTCTGCTATCTGGGCATCTGATTTCGAATACATGTCTATGCCGTACTGTTTAGTCAACGCTTGGCGCAGTACTATCTGAGGTCTTTGATCATGAAATATAGCAGCAGTGGCATCGCAGTCGTTTTCGTTATAGGGACGCAGTATGTTCACGTCGTCCATAGTCAGAGACTTCCACCAGGGGATTGGCAATTCTTGAAGCTTCCGAAAACCTATCCTGGCGGCATACATTTTCAGACTATGAAATCCTTTGGGGATATTGAATAAGTCTATCTCTGTCTTGGCTTCGTATCGAATCAATCCGAACTTATTTCTGAAATTGTCCCATCCTCGCCAGGGTAATAGAGGATGCTTATCAGCAACGCAGGCTTGTGACAACTGGAACAACTCATCATTTGTCAGCTGTGATAGATATCCTGATACCATAAAGTTATCGTAACGCATGATGTTGAAGCCTATGAATGTGGAAGCTTCCATGAGGTCGAGTAGAACGTCTTGATCAACGCCTATTTCTTTATCCTCGAACTTCTCAAACATATACACCTCGCCCGTGTCCAAATCTTTACAACAGCAGCTAAAGTAATTTGGATAGCACTCTACGTCGAATGTGAATTTCATTTTGGCCCCTGCTTTGGTTTTCTATGGATATTCCAATAACCACTAGCTTTTATTCTCACTCTGACCCGTCCGTTCTTGTCACTTACGAACTCCACTAGAGCTTCATCGCTTATCTGAATGACATCTCCGGATGCCATGATCGCGGCTATTGTTTTTCTAGCGCCTGCCATTGTCTGTAATTCCTTACGAATATATTATTGTATCGAAGTCAGCCTCAAGTTGTCGGGCCGCTCTGTTGTATGTTTCCATACAGAATTCAGGTACTCTGTGTAATCCATGCGTGAAAAATAAAGAATACCCTAAAATTATTCTGATAGCGTGTACGTCAGTGATACTTAATTTAGCGTCATGCGTGTCTAGCATTATATCCAGCGCTTCGTGATATCTAGGGAAACGCCTTTTCATTCTTTGCATTATGTCATTTGCGACTATCGCTTCCATGCCATAGCTTTGTAAAATTAGGACTGTACTTCTGGGTATTAATAGAAATGAGTCTTCTATGATATGTCTTTCCGCCATCGTTCTGGCGGAAAGACGAGTACCAACAAGGGGGCTGAGATCAGCCCCACTGTTAGTTATAAGCGACAAATTAAATGTCTGCTTCTGCATCAACGTCACCTAATTGATCAAGCATTTCGGTCATGGAAGCGCCACCGCCGTTACCTAGGCGTGTACCGTCTTCTACGAAGCGAATAAGCATTATGTTAGCTCTGCAGTGCTTATACTTGGTAGATGTCCACATTGATACGATAGCGTCGACCTTGCAGCCAGGATAGAAAATGCCGTTACCTTCCTCGGAACCGTCTTCCTCGACAACCTGAGTGTTTGCTCGGTCAATCGTGTTGATTCGCTTAGGTCGGCGGTTTTCTTTGGGGCCGGTAGACCCCCCTTTGACTTTAATAGCCCAACCGTCGAAGTCTACACCGTCGTTTTCTTCAGTAAGGGTTATTTCTTTGATGCAAAAACGCTCAGTCTTTTCCGGATATCCGCGAGGAAGTTTCTTCTCAGATCCGAACTCCTCGATACCTGCGGCCAAGCCAGCAGCTACCAATTCGTCGTACTTTTCTTGGCTATCAAACAAAAGTACAGCACTATGCTGAGGATTGTCTGTGGGTTCCCCCTCAAACAATTCCGGAGTGTAGATGTTTGGATAGCTTAAGATTGCGCCTTTAATTGCGATGTTGTGCGATGTTGCCATTGTGTTTCTCCTGTTAAAAAGTATATTAAGTTTCGTCGTCCAGATCACTTATCATGCTTTCAAGTGTATCCAATGCTGGTCGCTTGTCGGACGAAGACACAAGCGATGGTTTACCCGGATTCTTTCTAAAACAGTCTCCGAGCAGGTTGTCGAAATTTTTAGCTCCGACAAACTTGGTTAATTCTGTTACGGATTTTAAGGCAGGCTCCTTCCAAGCCGCCTTACCCAGTATAAAAGCAACCTCTTCGGGAGATATACATGTGTTGCTACCTCTACCCTCCACTACTTTTAATGTCTCTAGTTTACCCTCTTCGGCGATAGGTTTCAAGTGAGCTTCGACACGTTCCATCCATTTTTTAGCAGCGCCGAACAATAAATACATTTTCGCCAGGTCTTCCAAGTCGTATATACTCGGGTCCATAGAATCTTTCGGTAGTTTCTTATTTATCTCAACCATGTCAGAAGCCTTCGTGTCACTGTATTGGTCCAATTCATCGATTAATTTTAACGTGTCTCGGGCCATTAATTCTGTCGACTCTGTACAATATTCAGTACCAAAAACCGGACACCATTGGCAAGCCTTATCGCTCGGGGTCCTGGTGGTATCCCCCCTACGAATTTTCTCTACAGCCTTCGTAGCACGGACGATGAATAGCTCTATTTCTCCTGGGTTATATACCGCGTGTTGGATACCCCCTGGAACACGGGGCTGATAGATGTGGCCTTCAAAACTATGCACTGTGTAACCCATTTCGTTAATCATCTCGCAGGCACCCACAAGGTACAGCAGCAATTGAGTGTTATCCTCTGCAGCCACTTCTCTCATGCCGTACTTCAGATCAATTAGTAGCAGAGTATTAGTCTCCCGTTTGAATATGATTATATCCGCCGTGCCATAAATAGCTTCATCAATTTCATTCATGTAAACACGTTTTTCTACCAACAGTAAATCATCTTCATCCTTATGTCGCATGACATATTCTTTGAACCCCAGAGCATGGCCTTGAATTTCAATCCATTCTTCGTCTGTCAGTGGTTCATCGTCCTCATGCATATTCGCAGAGACAATAGCGGATCTATCTACCGGCTTGTCCAATATCAGGCACTCGCTGACTTCGTGCGCGATAGTACCCACGCGAGAATGACGACTACCGTCGCTTTTCTTCGGGTATTTCTTTTCGAATATAGGGATTATTACCTGAGATCCTACACAGGTAAGCCACCTGGCGGAACTCGAAGGGGATAGGCTAGCATGCGCCCTATCAGAATGATTTATAGTCGTGTTAGTCATAATGGTATCTCTGCAGTTACTGTGTGAATTATACCACTACCTCCGCAGGCAGGGCAAGTCCATTCGTTAAATGATATGTCACCAAAATCTGCATCGTTACATTTACCAGTACCTCCGCAATTTTGACATTTTATATCATTCAATTCTGTCTTTAATTCGTCATATGTTTTAACTGTCATTGTCTGTTTCTCAGTGTAGGTGGAGTTCCGTCGAGAATCGAACGTCGAAAGGTAATTACTCCCTGTCGCCAGACCGGTCTCCGTTGTTAGGATTAGGCGGGGGATAGGGTGCGGCCTATTTGTCTCCCCCCTAACTGCCACCTTTTACGCACCGGCGTGGACTACCGGCCAACTGCAATCGTTGTTTGGTTGCGGAGGAGGGATTCGAACCCCCGACCTTCGGGTCATGAACCCGACGAGCTATCCTCTGCTCCACTCCGCGTTAATTAGGATGGATGAGGGGCCCCTTCGATTAGATCCCTCATCCGGCTACGTTTCGTCAAGCCGGTGTAGCAGACCGGATATATACAAGAATCAATTATGAACACGGTATTTTATCTAAAGTTATTGCCCCGTTTGCGGCCAAATTCCGGCAAGGATTTTATATGTCGCCGTCTGTATCGGCTGCAAATTCTGCCTCTACTAGTGCGACCACTTCATCACGCATATCAGCTGGTACTTTCTCAGCTGTGAAACCGATATTACTGAGAACACCCTTAAGTCGTTCTATATAATTGTCGTTTCCGCGCCCCATGTCAAGCAATAATTTCTTAAAAGCTTGCGCTTCCTTAAGTTCTGCGGCTGTTGGTTCTTCACCGTCGTCCTCAGTATTAGCAGGCTCTTTAGCAGGCTCTTTAGCAGGCTCTTTAGCCGGTTTCGATGCCTTAGCAGGCTCTTTAGCCGGTTTCGATGCTTTAGCAGGCTCTTTAGCCGGTTTAGATGCCTTAGCAGGTTCTTTAGCCGGTTTAGATGTCTTAGCAGGTTCTTTAGCTTTACCTGCAGCAGCTTCCAGAGCGCTTGTGTCTGTTGGTTTACCCGAACTGTTCTTAGCCAACACCTCAAGCGCTGTAGCTATACGTTCAAGGTTCTGTTCAATCGTGTTCATCTTGTTCCTCATCTGGTGGTGTCAAGTTATTGTACTTCGATATTATAGCGGAGTGATCCCCTCGTGTATACACTGCATTAGGACCACACTGTGAAACGAATCCCAAACCGGCTATCTTTTTTCTACCGGCTACTGAGAACCCCGAGTTAATTAAAAACTTAACTATCTCTTGACGGAGTATACGCTGACTTCTAACCTCATCGCCTCCGGTTTCTTTAACATAGTTCGACGCTACTTTTCGTTGTAATGCGCTAACCTTTACAATCTCATGGTTAACGTATTGGTTTTTGTCACTGGACATGTCCGAAAAAGTATCATCTATTACAGAAGCTAGCGAGATAGCCCCGCTAGCTTGCTTTTCTCTATCCATGACCATAGACCTATTAACATTAAAGTCTGTTAAATCAACCGCATCGAAAAATGCCGCCAGGCGATCAGGATAATTGTCCAAAATGTCTACATAATCATCAAAAAAGTCCTCTCTGTTGCGGCCTAAAAGATTCTCAAGCTCTGCACCTGCAGTATTACCCCTGCCGCTAGGGTATATATTTCGTATGTCGAAGTGTGACCAGCGTCGACCCCCTTCACCGTTCAATACATTTCGGTTATTGCTAAACAAAATGTAACTTGAATGGTACGGTACGTTTTCCTCATCGTTAGAATTCTTAAACGATACCGGACCAGCCTTTGACGTAATGGCAGATTTTAAACTAGTCAGTATCTCAGCTGATCGACGATCACTCAGATCGTCAAACTCATCAATGATTTGCACCATCTTCTTAGCTGACACATAACTGTTAAAATTTGCCTGTTGCATTGTTTTCTTATCTAATCCTTTTACATTGGACTCTCCTAGTACAGCCTGTAATAGCGCTTGCGTTATAGACTTGCCTATGCCTTGTGCTGCAGACGTTATGCATAGCGCGTGATAGATTCTATCTCCTGGCCTCTGTCTCAGATGACCCAAGTATTGAAATAGAAACTGTTTAACCTCTGGTCTGCTGTCTGACAGTATATCAAAATGCAGATTAAGAATTCCGTTAACTCGCGCGTCTATCGGATTAGATAGTGGGTCGAATTTATCATTCGGACTAATTACATGCCAGTCTGTGTGCCTAAACACATTAATGTAATAACCGTCAGCTTTCTGTACCAGTTGTCCAGAGTCTTTAGGTGAATACACAAAGTCGTTAGCGACTCGTGGCCTCTTATAGTCTTTAAATGACCGCATGGTATGCCGAAACGTGTAAGGTACCAATTGATTATTTAATCTACCGTACTCCTGTGTAAAATTATCGTCCATATACTGCCCCGTTCGAATTATACCGGTAGACAATTCAAAATAATTGCTGGTGGGAGCAATGTACACAAAATTATTAAAGAAAAAGTTCTTTCTCTTGTCGCTATTGTCGATAGATCGCAAGTCAAACTGAGCGTCGCTCTGAGTTACTGTAATATCATACAGACGTTTTTTCGCTTCTATGTATGCCTTGGCAATGTCTTTGTTTATACCTTTTAAGAATCCCGTCGACGCCTGTTCCGCTACATGCACTCGCAAATTATCCAGAATGGCACCTGTCTCTGCAGTACGTATGAGTTTCGCAATGATTCTAGTTTCATTGTTTATACCTCGGGACACTTCTCGGTTCAATACCTTGCGTAGAGTCACCCCTTTCAGCGAAGGGTTCTCACTGAATGATTGCCATTTGGAATGCATCTGCGACGGATCATATTTAGAAGACTTTGAAGACCAGTCATTCCATAGCTGCTTACCTTTACCGAAAGTCTGGTGATGGATAGCCATGCCTGTTTCTAGCCATTCGTTGTATTCCATACCCTCAGCTTTGACCACATCCAGTACTGTCGCCAGATAGTACGATTCATCTATCCCCTTGGGAGGTAGCACAGGTACGTTCGTGCTACCCGAAATAATCTTGTGTTCCTCGGCAGCGTCTATCAAAATCTCATCTGGGATATTGACAGCTGTAGCTGTGTTCCCTGGACCTCTGTAATGCACGCACTTCATATGCTCTGCATTGGATTCATACACCGTAGGATAGAACATCGGTTGCGAGGGTATACGCGAGTGTGGATCAATGTCTAAGCCGTAGTGGCGTGCCACATAATCTATAGCGAAACGATATTCACTTATATTCAGATTGCGAGGGGCGTGCATAATAAAACGATAGCCTATACGAATACCCTCTTCACCTGTCTTTTCGTCAAGCACAACTACCTTTTCTGGATTGTGGCTGGCGGTTGTATAGCATATGAATTCTATATTGTCGGACTTCATCTTCTCCAGCGACTTCCGCACCGCGTCTTGCGTTGAATGATCGACATCGAACGCCAGCAAATTTATAGACTTTATATTCTCATTGCTGCGAGACGCACCTTCGAAATTCGCAGGAGTAAAATACAAACCGTCTTTGCTTTCTCCGTCTGCTATGACTCTGTGTCCATTTCTTTTAAACCACGATGATTCTAGTGCAGCCACATAAGTGTCACTACTACCCCTAGCATAGTCACCGTGGGACGTTTCGATAGAAAATAATGTTGTAGCTGCAGTCATATATCAGTACCTGTGAATTAATTGGCAGGGGAGTATATCACAAGTACATTTGTGATTGAAGTCTCACCGCTCTTTTAATCCTATCTTTAGCTTCTTTTAATAGCTGACAAGCCCTTTGATGAGAGAATCCAAAATGTTCCCCGATAGTTTTTAAGTTATCATCGTTTAAATGCATTAGCATTACTTTTACCAGTCTAGGCTTACTAGACAGAGCGTTTACTACAATGACCTCTAACTCCTTTTGGACTATCATGTCCATCTTATCACATTCAATAGTGGGTTCGTCTGCAGTATTAACAGAATCCTCCTTACTATGCATACTATCTGTTACGTCCATCTTACTTAATAACTTACGCATAGGCTTCGAAGACAACTCATATTTAATCACCATAGTAAGATATGTAGTAAGCGCACTAATCTCAGGGTCATAGGTTTTAAGCCTAGTCCAGCAGCCTATCAGACATGTTTGATATATTTCGTCCCACCCATGCAGTACGATATGCCTCTTATAGTTAGTCCGGATAGTAACCTCTATAAATTCCTGCAAATCCTCGTCTGTTATATGCTTACTAATAGTATGCATTATTGTGACTCCTTTTCGGATTGCTCAAACGAATCAATAACTATTATGCTATCTCTGGCGACTTGCGGAGCATAATTGACCAATTCATCTTTTAACAGTTCTTCGGCATGTGAGCAATCAGCGGCGTATACTGCCATACGTATAAACGACCGAATACGGCCTTCCGAATTGTTATATACCAATGATACGTAGTGCGGTATATGATTCTCTCCTTCGCAGGGGTATGCATAATTATCGCAACTTGGGCAGATTCCTGCAGGTATCGTGTCGCCAGGGGTTAACTTTGCGGGTACAGCTTCGACAGGTCCGAGTGCTGCATATACTCCCACCCATCGGCAAGAGCCGCAGCTGCATCTATCAGAGTTGATCATTTTCTCTCCTATCCATAGCAGTGGCCGTATTAGCGGCAGCTATTGCCGAAATAACTTCCCTAGGGTTTTCATGCACATCGATATACGTTTGTTCAGCTATCCGTTTAGACCAGACTATAATGGGTTCTAAAACTTTATTGTTATTGCAGAGTACTTGATACTCCCCATCACTCAGACATTCTGCAGAAAATAGCTTATACACCTCATAGTAGTACATTAATTTATCTGCCCACTTGACTGTGGCATGATCCAAGTCTAAATCGACATGCTTTGCGTAACCTTCCTGCAGCCTATCGCAAAACTGTTTCAATTCCGGTATTGTATTTTTTAATGGACTGACATTATCCCCTGTGACTGCTTCCACGTCGTCATGGTGCAGGGCAGATAGTACCAATTCGGTATCATGGCCTGAGCGGTATTGTATCCCCGCACACAATACGGCGTGCTGCGCAACTGAATACGTGTTTGGTTCGTACCTGTCATGTAAATGACCATTGAAACGCGCTTGCCGAGAAAGACTATTAGCCAGAACGTTTATATTTATATGGTCCCAGTTCGGGTTAGCTAAATCGAACAAGACGCTATTCTGCTTTCCGTTGCTTATTCTAGTTTCAGTTGGTTTACTCATTATATAATCCTAATTCAAGGGGTGGACCGTACACGATCCCATCAGGTCGTTGCATTCTATGTACACGCCCGTTCCGTCTGCAAAGTTTAACGTAACGCCGTTTTGCGATACAATCGAGTCGTTCACATAATTAACAACCTTATTGCATCTGGGGTCGTAAGCTTCTCCGTCAATAAGGACTTTATATCCTTTTTCGTACATAACTTCGTGCAATTCGGGTAGCCCACTCATTCTACCACCCCGCATTCGTAATACTCATAACTATCACGAGTATCGACGCACCCTATATAATAACCCAGTGTCAGAAAACCCAACACTGTAAAAATTAATGGCCAATCTTTCATTAGTTTATACACTCGCTACACGTTTTAATTTAGTCATAATTACTTACGCTCCCGTATCCCCTGTTTAAACATTTTAATGAGTTTCTTACGTGTCTTTTTAAGTTTCTTTTCAGCCTGCGCTATTTCCTCAGAAGTAGCGCTGTAATTGTCACCCGCACAATCTTCTAAGAATAGTTCCAGATCTTCCTCAATAGCCATTAAATATTCTATTCTAGCCGCAATCATTGCGAAACATCCTTTATTGTTATGTCAATCTCAGCAACTACGTAAGTTTCTTTCCCATCGAAGCTTTTATTATATTCGGATTCACCATAAACCTTAATAGCCCAATTTGCCGAATTCTTAGCGCCTGCTATGGTGGTAAATAGCCGTGACTGATTGATTACAACCTTATCGTGATCTGTCCCCAGAAACATACCATCGTCAAACGCAACTATATAGCGTGGTTTTACATTACTCATTGCTTCGCCCACTTCTTAGCCAACTCACCCAACTCTATAAGGTATTCTGCTTTTATATAAAAAGCAGGGTCAGAGGACGGAAATTTATCGTCTATTATTCTATGATCAAGTACCACTCGATAAATGTTAGTTCCTCGCAACTCCATATACCCCCATTGAACCCACTCCCTAGATACAGGCCAGAGCCAAAATACTTTACCCTTGCGGGTTATCTTGAAATGTTTAGATCTAACCTTTTTCTTATTCATACCAATCTCACTATTCAATCGCCAGCTTACACTCTGGCGACTCCACTAATCATGACTTACGTCATACTCTACCAGAAGATCATCTAATGTATCGTGATACTCCTCTATAGTCTCTGATTCATCATGCGCGCTCTGCACTCCTGATAAAAACTCGACAGGTATTTCGTCAGATATCTGTACAATATCTCCATCTACTAATTCCTGTACGTAATAGCCGGGGAACTCCTTAGCTAACCGTATGGCATCGGTCTCACTCACGCACCAGCCAAAAGCACAACGGTTACTTTCTTCACCATCTTCTGCTAAATAATACACGCATCCTTTTGTGACAGTATTCATGCATTTAGTCACTGAATATTGCTTCAAGTGATCTACTACAGCCGCCATGCTGTTTAACTCTGGTAATAATTTAATCATCGAACATACTCCTAATTGCCTGCATGGATTCCGCAGCCTGTTTAATGTGATGGTCGTAAGCAACTGCCCACATGCCCGACTCAGTGTAACCGTAGCCTATGCACTCTCCTTTAAAAAACAATCTGTACTGGTGCATGCCCTCGCCAGTGTCACCCATGAAATACTCATCCACTCTATAGACTCCGAGTGATTTCAGTTCAGCCACTACCCTATTGATAACCATGCCCAACATCTGCATGTAGCTACCGTCTGGAAATGACCCTTCGATATACGCCTGTTGAATGATCAACGTAGGGTTGTTCGGCTCTTCAAATATATGTCTCTTGTTCATTATGCTTTACCTGTGTTGCGTCGTGGCATAATCACCATGACTTCGTTATTATCATTTATAAACGGTTCGATTCTCATAGCGTTGTTTTCGCCATTTAAGAATAGCTCGACTCCCTTTTTGGGGAATACCTTACCGATATCTGCCAGATAATCACTAGACATGCCGATAGATTCTGTAGCCGTAATTCGATCAGGGACTACACGTCTCCAGTCAGGGAACCTACCGTCCACCGTGTCGATGCTCAACAGCTTGTCAGTACCTATGCACTTACAGGTTAAGGTTTTTAAATCTAAAACCACCTCTTCACATTTGGCGGGTATGGTGCCGTTGATTTTGACAATTGTAGGTTTCATTAACTTTATAGGCTTGTCCCATTCAGCATGATAAAGCTTGTGCCCGTCGGTGGCAGTCACGCCAGAGTCTTCAAGCAAGATACCATTCAGATAATATCTAACGTCTCTGCTGGCTTGACACATCATAGCCGATTTAATTAAACGCGCGGGTAATGTAAAACTCATGTCCTGTTCTCCTGCTTATCTGTCGTTGTGTTTAATTAACACGAAATATATACCATGTAGTACCGTCGACATCTATCGTATGCTCGCTGCCGTCATAATGACTAAAATGATGTCCGTATCCATCAGCTGATGCGTAACCATCGACTACTTCATCAATGTTTTTAAGCATCAACTCCCCGAGCAATTCATAAGAACCATTAGTTTGGGCCTTCTCGATTTCATCAACAGGCAAGTCTACAATGTCTGCTATAAAATGGGGCATAAAACAACCCAACACATACGTATCACCGGATAATTCATCCTTCATTATATCGTCTATACTATCCTCGCTGATAAACCTGAAGTTGTCGCAAGTTTCATCATCGTATGATTTACAGTCACGCATGAGGGTAATGATATCGTCACGTCCTATATCTTCTCCTGTCGCTTTAGTTATTTCTTGTATGACCTGATATGCTAATTGTAATTTAGTCTTTTTATTGTCATTCATAACTGTCTATCCTGTTAAGTGTGTTTAAGCTTGTAACCATGTTACGGCAGTCGTTTTGTAAACTAAAGGAACTGCTACGCAAAACTAATCATCAATGACATGTATATGTTCTGTACAGGCTACGGCGCATATGTAGTGTTCCAGTCTGTTTACTCGATGATAGCCTGAACTAATGACTGTGTAACACTCGTCTTCGTCGGGATCGTCCACCTCGATTAATGTCCATACGTGAGCGGGTGTATGCATCAAAGCATGTGCTAATTCGGATGTGCCGGTCATATCCATTTCTCTGGCGTCGTCTTTGTTGTAATCCTCAGTGACAGGCTTAAAGCGTGTACGCCATTCTTCGTATGTAATTTCCATTAGTAGTCATGTCCTAAGTTGAACGGATCAGTGTCCGGTGTTGGATTATAGTTGTCTGCTGAATGCCAGCCTGTAGTGTCTAACTCGTGGCTGGCGGCTATGTCGGCTACGCCAGCTATCGCCAGCGCTATAATGCCTATCAACAGCGGTATGCTGTAAAGCGCTCTTTCGTAATTGTTCATTGTCTCAATGTCTCCAATCCTTCATACACATCATACTCATATGTTTCCGGCTCAGGCCCACTATCAGCCATACTTGGCGTATATACATTGCCTACTGATGCCTGCATTTTCATTAAGTCTGTCTGATCCGCAGATTGCCAGTCTACACTATGCCAGTACGCACCCACAAGGATATCTCCTATATAACAGTAGTGCAGTGTTTCCATGTACCAGATGTCTTCTGAGCTACCAGAGTAATCGCGAACACCATCAGCTAGCATGGCAATGGCTTTCAGTGTGCTAGTGTAATCAAGTGTTGTGTCATTGTTAAACAAGGCACGCTCAATGATTCTATGCAACTGTTTTATTCTGTGAATATTCATATCTCCACCCCGTAGTGCTTGGCTAATTGTCGCAACCGTGCGTCGTAGGCTGGTTTGAATTTAAACTCGATACCGTTATTGTGGGGTGTACCATCGTGTACCGATTGCAGGTCAACCAGAAAATCGATGCCTATCTCTGGCGAGACATCAATCACGTCATTGTCATATAAACTATCGACGGGGGCATTACCCCATTCTTTGACCAAAGCGCCGCAGTCCTCTTTAGAAAGACAATGACCTATTGAGCAATGGTTGCCTCTCCCGTTGTCATACTGACACTCATTTATAGGTGTAGCACACTTGACCTGCTGTACCTTGAGCAAGTGACGTATAATATCGGCTTTAGTTTGTAACTCGGGTAGTAATTTAATCATGTCTTGTATCTTCTGTTTAGTGTGTTTAGTCTGTTAAATGCGTTTAAACGGCTCAATTGCGGTTGTTTGTAATGTATTAGTATTTTACATCGCAGAGCATGTCCTCATACTCTGGATGTTCTGTCTCTATGTCGCTTAACCTACCAGATAGTGCGATACTCTCCGGCGTGACTACTAATATATACTCGTCCGATGATTCAGGTCGCAGGTTTATGAAGTCTCTAACTAAGTTACAGTACTCTTCAAATGTAACATCTTTAGCACTGCACTCTGTAGTTGCTGGATTGTTCATGGCTGGATTGTTCATGGCTGTCTCTCCTGTTTAGTCTGTTACGATTGCAACCGCTTAGGTAGTGTCACGTAGTGTACTTCTGTGGATGCGTCGTGGATGCGAAATGCTTCACAGGCTGACTTCATCGATAGGTAACACTTATTAATTCTGCGACCGTCTTTATAACTCACCGATATCATGTGTTTGTCTTGGTCAGCTGGTGTGGTTGTTAGTTGCGTGGTCATTTGTCTGTCCTGTTTAGTCTGTTTCAGTTGTTATAGTTTAACGGCAACGGCGGCGGTAACTTTAATAATTGGTTCACGTTGTGGGAATGTTGGCGCGTTCGCCAGCGATTTGTGGGCCTGCGGCGATGCCTCGCTGTGGCTGGAAAGTAGGCATTTTCTGAGATTTGTGTAAGCAAGCCTGAAAAAGGGGGTATTTAGTAAGTTTTGGCGTTTTGTGGTATCAGGTTGTGTAGTAGGGTCAGTACGGAGTTGGGGTATTTAGGGGTTTGCTTACTTATGCTTAAGTGGCTGATTCCTCTCTGTTTTAGTGGTCTATTAGTAGGGTAGTAAGTATAGTAAGTATATAAAGAGAGATATGATAAGCTGGATTATAAAGAGTGCAAACGTAGCCAGTGTTATAATACGCTGTAATCTATACAACCGTCAGTGTGAATAGTTTGAAAAACGGTTACTTTGCTACTAAGCTACTAAAGCCTAATGCAGCGCCACTTTCAAAAATGGCTATACAGCAGTAGCTCCCTGTAAGGGTAGATATTGTAGTACAACCATGATACACCACCCTCTGGCGGAATCGATAGCATCCACTGTTATAATAGCATCCCTTTGCTGTACCACTTGTTATAGTTACAGGGTGTACACTCCTAGTCAGTGTCCATTGATAGTGGACAGCCACCGATACTGTACAACTAGGTTACCACCACCGATACCCAGAAACATAGCTACCCCATTCTATAATGAGGCTGTTGTTATAATGTGATCTAGTTATCATTCATGTTATAATTACACCCTACCCTTAGTATGGCTTGACCCCTTATCGTCTCGTGGCGAGGCTTACAGAGCGTCGATGTTTGTGAGTTCATTCACAGTTTAGTAAGGATGAGAAGTAGTTCATCTTTTGAACTGACCTTAAATGTGAGTCAGTCGACTATTATAAAAGGTCGGGGTGGGGGTAGTCGACTCTGAGAGTCGGAGTATAATATTAATACAACCCCTACATCAAACTCGGGAGAATTTTCTGAAACTTTTTTCTATGTTATACTTCAGTAACTATAACAATGGGAGGAACCAAACAATGCCACGAACAAACAGAACCTGGCACATAATAAGTCCAGTAGATGGCCAGACGCACGTAGTCCACGACTTAAAGGAATTCTGCGATGACAATAACCTTAAGTACGCAACTATGTATCGGGTAATGTGTGATGAGACGAAGGGGTCCAGCTGCGAGGGGTTCTATCCGGCGCCCGAGCATGACACGGCTGTATCCGTTTCCAAGGACACTACGCGCTACACGTTATTCAACGAAGGGTTGGGGCTGTGTACATCGCACTCGACATGCAGAGCCACCCTGGCGGAGGAGTCAGGCATATCAACGCAATCTGTCTGGCGGATGATGACAGGCAAAGCCGTTTCGGTACGCGGTTGGCGAATTACCGATGATATTAATGACCCGGCCTTGGGTAATTTAAAAACTGAGGAACCCGTCGCAGCATCGCCAATTAATGATGAATATGATGCCACACCAGATGAGACGACGGATGTACTTGATGTACCGAAGTCTATGATGGATGCTATCGACGAAGCATTGCTACCAGGCGAAGAGGATATATAAATGAGTAACGCAGATTTATTAGCAGCAACAATTGTGATGGGTGTACTGGCTTGTGCCCTAGTAGGTGTTATAGTCTACCGGTGGGGATACAACCGGGGTTTCGACGACGGTTACAGCGACGGATACGCAGACGGTATTCAATCCGGCTTTGACGCGGGGGTTGAGTATATGAAAACAGAAATACAACTGAGGAAACTAAAAAGATGAGCACAATCGATTTAACACCGGCACCTAAAACTGCGTCGCCAGGCGGCAAGCCAGTCATACTTGAGACGCCTGCTAATCCGTTACCGAAGATTATCGGTGTTACGGGTCTGATGGGTAGTGGCAAAGACACGTTCGCGGAAACTCTTCGCGGTCACATGACAGAGGCCAAGTTCAACGTTCGCACGGCAGCCTTTGCAGATCATCTTAAGGATGTTGTTGCGCTGGCTTACGGCTGGGATAGAGATCTGCTGGAAGGCGACACAGAGGCATCCAGGGCGTGGCGTGAGAAAGACGATCCGTTCTGGGGTATAACTCCACGAAGAGTGTTGCAGGAAGTGGGTGTTAAGTTCCGAGACATGGACCCGGACTTCTGGGTACGTGCTGTCGAGAAACGCTTCGAAGACAACCCGGGTATGCATTACATACTTACCGATGTTCGGTTCCCTAACGAGTTCGACATGATTCGTAGGCTGGGAGGTGTTATAGTCCAGATACGCAGAGGCGAGTATCCTGCCTGGTGGAACGAAGCGGTGCGACTGAATAAAATCCAGGCGTACAACGCCAAGCAGACGCTCAACAATAGCCAGCGGGTTAACGCGGATATTAAGATGGCAGGGGACATTGGCAAGTTCGAAAAGAACTACCCCGATATCCATGTCAGTGAGTGGGCCTCAGCTGGGCAGGTCCCTAGCTTCATCATAAACAACGATCAAGACCTGGAAGCGCTCGACACAGCAGCCAAAGGTTTTATAGGACACTACGACGATGAGTAATAGAAACATTCAAGATATATTCCTGCAGGAGCTTGTGGATAAAATTCAGATGGGGAGTAATCCTCACGTGAGAGTACATGAACACTCTTTCAGTATTGTGAAAGATGCAGCACACAGAAATGTTATTATTCGAGGTCTAGTTAATTATGGGGGTATGCCTGTTTATTTTCATGAACTTATATCTGAAGATAAGATGACGGAGGCCATGCACTCCATACATGTTGTCAATGAACTTGCCGAGAAATTCATAGTAAAGAATGGTCTGGCACCTGTTGATGATCAGAGAAAATCTCAAACATCACGGGAAGAGGTGTACCGCGCTATCGATAGTGAGCGCGATTACCAGGATCACGTATGGGGAGACTTCCCGGGATTTGATATCCGACCCGTACAGAACAACATCATAACGATGGATGTTTACATGGATAAGCTTAAGGTCGCATGGACTGACAATCCCAACGATCCTGAAGTGCTCAACATCATTCGCAAGATAACCGCTGTTGGCGTACACGCGATGGAAGTCAACGGCGCACCAACAAGATACGAAGACTAACAACCGCAACACCAATTAAAACTTTAATATTGAGGATTTAAAAATGAAGACTGCACCATATATGGCAACACTAACCGCGCTAACCCTGGCGAACCCGGGGTGGCATTTGACAATGCGAAGCTGTGGCTTCAAGCAATCTACGCTACAATGTCTGGTACGCCAGGGCATGTATAGCTTTTCTGTCAAGCGTGATTTCGATGAGATGACAAGTACCGACGACGATGGCGCTGTATATCTCGACGAAGATAAAGTTAAGTCTTTCGGTGAAGAGATCCAGGAAAACATCGACAAGGCTGAAGAAAAAGCTCAGGCAGACATGGAAGCTCGCGCAGAAGCTGAAGAGGCTGCTGCACAGAAAGCTGCTGAAGAGGCCGAACTCGCTGAAGCTAACGAAGGTATCGATGCTAATGAATCACAAGGTACTGATGACCCGGGCATGTTGGCCTCTATCAATACGCCTGATACAACAGCTACCACTGATACATCGGTGACTAATCCTTTAGATCCCTCACTGGCTCCGTCAGTGGACAATGACTCAGTTACTGTAGTGGAGGCTGCGAATATCGGCAGTGTCAGCGAAGACATATAAACCACAACCCTGTCCCACATGCGGCCAGGTCTTAAGAGTGGAGCCCCGGGGTGACGTGTTTATTGCACGATGCCCTGGTGGCTCCCAAAATAATCCATCTAATGCTAAACTTAACTCTCGACAAATGACCTTTGGTTGTCACGCAGAATTTGGTGAAACTCCAGAAGAAGCAGTTGACCGAGTGTTGGAGCTAGTGTTATAATTTAATTTTTCGCGGAGAAATAATGAAACCAAATTTATACACCGTTGATGGCAACAACTTCATCAACTTAAACCTTGTGTTTGCTGTCAAGCTCGATACATCGGGTACAGGTGCAGAAGTACGCCTAGTGACCGATGGCGGTATGGCTCATCGCATACGATGCAAAAACGACAAGGAGGCACGTGACGTATTTCACCAGATCTGGGAACAATGGACAGGATCTGGTTATACCGGCAGAGCATAGAGCTGCGGTACAACTGATACTCCCCCTACCTGTCCCTGAGAACTCTGGGGCCTCATACGGGTAGGTCGCCGGTACGGTAAACGGACACAGACGACACTGACCCCGCAGTGGACCGCCGTTTACCGTACATGGTGTAATCTTGTGATACAATATCCTCTTTCAACAGAGGAATGAGAAATGGGATACAGATCACTAAAAGACCCTTCCGTAAAGACTGTCCCCGTCCGGGATCAAAACGGCCCTAGTCGTGGCAAAACAGACAACTCCCGTCTGACTGCCGATACCAAACCACCTAAATGCGGCGCCAAGCATGGTAGCAGCGAGAAGTCGTCTGGTCCATACACGAACACGAATTCGAGGGCTGGATAATGGATAGCGCAAAAAAATCAACGGAAACAAAGGAACAGCGTAGAGCTCGACTGAAAAAGGTTGTTGCTCGTGCAAAGGCCAACAAAAAGAATCAGGAACTCCAGAAGACCGGTCGCAAGATCATTCAGAGTGAACTGAAAAAGGCCGGTAAGAAGAAGCCTAAACGCCAGAGCGCGGGTTCCACTAAAACCACAGCAACTACTTCCCGTACCAAAAAGAAATCGGCCCTGCCGAAGTCAAAGGTCGGAAAAACAATTGCTAATCGTTCACGCAAAATAAATGCGGCTGTAAACCGCGCCGGAGGCTGATTGATGTTTAGTAAAGAACGAGTTGCAGCTTTAACGCTGCTGTTATTCTCAAGTCTCATATTCGCTATCGAGTCTGTAGTTATCCCCAGCGATGGTTGGATTGAGTTAGGATCTACTCCTAACTTCGCGATACAGTCTCGCTGCGGTACGGAGATCCTTCTCATGCCAAGCGCGACAGACCCAGGGGCTGCTAATTTGGGAGGGGATGCTTTTATGATAAATGCCCTGGCGGTGTGGATTCAGAATATCCCTACTTCAGATAATTGGTGGGCTCGCTCTGTGAACAGACCCTGTGTCGCTGTATTGGAGAACTACTGATGAAGACTTTTCATAACTCTATTTTTTATGTATTTCTTTCAATCTTATCTATATCCGTAGGGGCTACATTAGTATGGGGTCAAGAAACGGTAGCGATAGGTCCTGTAGGTAGCGACTCAAGCGCTTCCCCTGTAACTATTAGTGTTGTAAATGGTATAAACATAAGAGAACATTCTGATGGCTATGTAGAAATGTGGGGTTCAGCAGCTGGCTCGGCCACTGTGTCATTACCTTTCACTATGGCTAGCGATGACTATGATATACACATAACTGCTATTAGCGGTACTGTTGATAGAACTGTACAGATAAGTAGTACTAGGAATAATCAATTCATCAGCAGAGGGCATGGGGGTACGGCTGTAGCGTTTAGATGGTCAATACGCGGGTATAGGAGTCCTTAATGACGACACTGGCTGTATACGAAGGGTGGTTGATTTCTGATGGTAGGTTTACAGATGAGGGAGAGTTACTTGATGATTCATGCGCGAAAGTCTATAAACGATCCGACGGGTATATAGTTACAGGCGCAGGGGATGGAGCCCCTATTGAAGTATTCATGCGGGGTGATTTTTGGAAAGACATTACCTGGCTTGAGAAAGGAGGTCCGGATTTCGATCTCGACTTCCTTAAGCAATTCAAAGACTGTACTTGCTGGGTTTATCGCCCGGGGGATAAGTTCATATATCAGAGTACCAAAAAGGGATTCGATCCGTTGCCTATACGGGGCGGTTTGGTCCAGGCTATCGGTTCAGGGGCTGCTTATTTCAAAGGGGCCATGACCGCTCTTATTGAGAATAAGAAATATCTGGGATTGAGCAACAAGCAAATGATGCAGGCCGCAATGAATGCGGCCATAGCGAACGATCTTTATACAGGTGGTAAGGTTACTATAACCAGATTGAAATAAGGTTAATACGCGGCATTATTCGCCGCGTATTAACGCTGGGGTAAACCTCTGCCTTCCCACTTCACCGTACTCTGTATGGTACGTAATCACATCTGCAAATCTCTGACTTATATATCCGCCAGCCGATGAGTAAGCGTCATGCGCTGCGATGGTTGGATGCATTTCAGCTATCATCAATTGGGACTCCATCATTTCCTTGTGATGGAAATGGCCGATGTGAACGTAGCGATGCTTCGTAGTTCCGAACATTTCTGGAAACATTCCGGCGATAACTTTATCCAAATCCTTCATTCGTTTCTTATGACCGTGATGATACGCAATCATGGTATCCCCGTGCTTATGCGCTCCGTAGGGACTAGGATTAGTATCAACAGTCACACGAGGTTCGTTTTCATAAAACGCTTCCATCATCTCTCGCATCCATATTGATGCAGACAGGTCGTGGTTACCTTCAGCCATTACGATAACAACCTCCGGATACTTCTTAAGCATTAGAGTGACAATCTGTCGCAGCACTCTAATAGCTACACGCACCACCTTAGCGAAACGTGTGTCCGCATCAAGTACGTGTCCGTGCCCCGGGGTTACTGGCAAGATGCCGTCGAAGTGTAAGAAGTCTCCCAGTTGCAAAAGCATGCCCACCCTGGCGGCAGGCGCATTAGCAACCGACATACCCATAAACTTCATTAAGAATTCTTCAGCCTTTTTTGTATCCCAGCTTTCGCCCCCGGTTTCTTCACCCCAGGCAAGCATGCCCAAATGATAATCAGTTACAACGTGAGTGTTAAGAAGAGGTGCTGCGTTATTCAGAGCGCTTAAACTTTTGGGATCAAACTCTACAGGATCTGCGGGAGGTATGTCTTCACACATGCCTGCAATAATTAGCTTGGCTTGTTCGATTAGCTCTTCAGTTTTCTTATCAGTCTTAACCCACTTGTTGGTAGGGATAGGATCTCCGATAGGCGCCCCGTCCTCATCGTATCGTTGCTTGTAATAGGTAGATTCACCCTTAACAGGTATGGATTCCCCAGGGGTAGCCATACGACCTTCGTCTTGCGCGTCGGCATCGTAGCCATAACGCATAGCATTTTTTCTAATACGTGCGCCAAGTCCCATTACGTTGCGTTTTGAAATACCCATCTTCTCGGCTATGGCTTTGACCGGGGTGCCGTCAAGGTACAGTCCCAGGAATTCACGTTGACGATCTGAGGTGCAGTACTCAAAATGCTTCTCAGTATATGTTCTGTGTCTATTTAAGGAATTGATAGTAATTCTCCAATTGTGTTATTATTGGAACAACCCAACAATATATGGTGATGATAGCATAATGAATAACCCGAACAATAGTATTGGTACGCAAATTGGTCCCAAGACCACAGCTGCGGTAGCCGCAGGGACCACATTTGTAGGTCAGGTGCAGTCTGCTATGGCAATATTCCCCGATGTAGGAGCTATGGACATAGTGTATAACGCACTACAATCCGGTAACTTATCAGCTATCCTTCCCGCTCCCATCGCGGCAGTCATAGCATACATCGCACGCAAGTCCAAATATCAAGAGCCCCTGGCGAACACGACAGGGGCAGACGCAAAAACAGATGATAACCAAATGCTATTAGAGGCGGAAATGGATGATCGGTTTGAAAGAGTATGGGAGGCGATTGATCGACTTCGTGAGGACATGAATGAAAATGAAACCTCTAATGATCATGCCTATGCAGAGCTTAGTAGGCAAGTGGCGCAGATGCAAATACCTGCCTCAGAAATGGGATACACTGATAAATCTATCCTAAATACTCACGGCAGGCGTATAGGTGAATTAGAGACTAAGCTGAGGCATGCTAACTCTAATTTCGCAAATATAGGATCTCGTCTGGATGAATTGGAAAATTCTTCAGAACCTGTAAAAATAATAACTGATCCTCAAATAACAGGACCTGTGATAGGGGAGGAGGTAGAGTTTACCGATAAGGAACACGAGCAGCGTGCAGAGGGTGTTGACGACAAAGTAATGGTATTGTCGAACCGTGACGACCAGGAACTTCTGGATGACCTTCGCCAACTCATTAAGACCTTACCTAAGCGAAATTTCCGATTTAGCAAGAGATCGGAAGGAAATTTCGATAAAGTCCCTGACGAACTAGTTAATATTTTTCGGGAGGTGTTAAAAGAGACTCCGTTTGATTTTGTTGTCACACGAGGATTTGCCACCAGGGAAGAGCAGGCGGCTCTGATGCGAAAACAGCCCCGCGTAACCTGGACTAAAAACTCCAGACACCTCTACGGCCTGGCGTTGGATATAGCCATATTTGATGAAAATGGCGAGATTACATGGAAAATGCCATACTATGTTATAGTGGGCGAGATTATTCAAAGAATCGCACAGAGACACGGCGTGGCTGTTACCATAGGAGCAATCCATTGGAATAAGGATGGACCACATACTGAACTCAAAAAATCAGCGTATCCTGACGATGGTTCCAAGAGAATCGATGATCCTTTCAACTTATAAATTGGAGACAAAAATGAAAAACTTATTAACAATAGCATTCGTAGCACTTACCGTGATTTTAACAGGCTGTTCCACATTAGGTGGCGTTGCTAATAAACTGACTGACTCGGAACGATTGGAGCAGGTTGCATTCGGACTGGATGTTGTATTTCTGGACAAAGAGTTTGAATCTGCTAAAGAGGCATTGCTGTTTAACAACTGGACTGACGACGAGCGCGTAGCAGTGGTTGAGCGTATTGAAAATCTACAAAGACTGAAAAATGGCACAGACGCTTTGCTTAAGGGTAGAGTCGAGGGTGTGCAATATGTGACAACTCCCGGTGCGTCATTGAAATTGTTAGACGATCTGTCTGAAAATTACAATGCTCTACGTAATCTTTACGTAAACTACTTGGCTAGAGAAGGTTTACCCGCCGATCCCGAACTAGTTGCGTATAATAATTCGGCAGTGGATGTTCACCAATCTATGGTAGAGTATGTAGTCGACGAGAATAAGGGTATAAAGGTCAAGGACTTTGAAAACCTATTAACCTATGTTGCCCGTGGTTTTATATTGTATAAGACGGGTGGTGTGGGTATCTAATGCCTGGGTATACTCAAGGTTACAAGTACCGATCTGAGGGGGACATTGCAGTTCAAGTCCCCCTTGAACTTCTTGAAGGGAATATCGAAGTCGATGCAGGGTGGGCTAGAATTTATAGACCATATGCCAATGCACCTTTCGCATGGTTATGGATACGTGATGGATATGCGTGGGACGGAGCCAGTGGTCCGGTAGTTGATAGACCTAGTAACATGTTACCGTCGATGGTCCATGATTGCCTATACCAGTTAATGAGACGGGGTTATATTGGCAAACAACTTCGACATATTGCAGACAGACTCTTCCGGGACATGTGCCACGAAAGAGGTGTATGGAAGTGGTTGTCCAACGTATACTTGCAAGCTTTAAAACAGTACGGTAGAAACGCTGCCGAAAATCCCAGAACAATTCACGAGATGAAATGAGTAAACAGTTATTACCAAGCGAAGCTGCAGAAACTATGTCTCTGCAGGAACTAGAAGATCTTGCCTTGAAACATATGGGGGATGATCTGCATGTAATAAGACATCGAGGGCAAGTAGAGATAGCTCGTGAAATGAGAGCCGTGGCGACCTCGAACATAGCTGACATATTATACGAAGATGCACGAGGGGTTGTTCGTATGAAACCCCTGAGTGAGTTACCACGCCACGTTACCGCTGCCATAAAGAAGATAAAAATAAAACGCGATAGGGTTAGAAAGAAAGCTGTCGTGTTCGATGAGAACGGAGAAATAGAGCCTCAACATGAGGACATGACAGGGGAAGTAGTAGAGCTGGAGCTATGGGATAAGAACGCCTCGCTGGATAAACTCATGCGCCACTACGGTGGATACGAGGAGGATAACAAACAGACTGCTCAAGGTGCGTCAGCTAATGCAGGGGCTGATCTCGATACTCTTCTGAGTGTTATAGGGGGCCAGGGTTTACCGCAACTAGCAGCGCCCGATCTTGAAAATGAAGAAGACGAAATACTACCTGGCGAAGAAGATATCTAATGTCAAAAGCAAGTCCAAACATAGGTAAGCAGGCGCACGAGCACGGGTTAGATGTCCCTCTCGAAGAGAAGATGCTTAAGACTAGTAATCTAGCCGATAGACAGTGGCGCCTCAATAATTTGTATCATGTGTTGAATGAACAGCGTGACCTTGTAAAGTTTGGTCTGCGACCTCTGCAGAAAGACTTCTATTCGAATTGGTGGTGGAGAAACATACTGCTAAAGAGTCGACAAATAGGTGGATCAACTCTAATCCAGTTGACCGGATTGGACGGCGCAGTATTTATCCCCAATTTCAAAACAGTAATTATATCTCACAAAAAGGATTCGGCTGCGGATCTCTTGGAAGAGAATGCGCTACTTCCTTACATGAATCTTCATCCTGAGATTCGTTCTCGTGTAAAGCTGGTAGATAACAACAAAACAACTCTCACATTCAGCAATGGATCTTCTGTCGAGGTTACTAACTCCGGACGATCTGGTAACGGTAATTTCCTACATATATCCGAATTTGGATATATTGCTGCCAAACGTCCTGATATAGCCAGGGAAATAATCGCAGGCACATTGCCCGGATTCCACCAGGGGGCAATGGTGTTTATCGAGTCTACGGCGGAAGGTTCTGACGGACAGTTCTATGACATGTGCCAGGTGGCTCAGAACATGCAGCTGCAGGGTAAGCGATTGACCGAGATGGATTTTAAATTCCATTTCTATGGTTGGCAAGATAGGCCGGAAAACTCGGTAACCACTGAAGAGGCTGAATATGTAGATATACCTCCCAGGCTCCAGGTATACTTCGACGAGATAGAGCAGAAAGAGGGGATTATCACTACGCCGGAACAAAAGGCTTGGTACACGGTGCAGGAACGAACCCTGCAGCAAGATATGAAAAAGGAACAACCCGCCACACCAAAGGAAGCATTTGAGGCCAGTGGGGAAGGTAAGATACTTGCTCTGCAGATGGCTCAGATGAGAGAAGACGGTCGAATAACCCAGGTTCCAGCGGTTGTCGGCAGACCTGTGTATATCTATTTTGACTTAGGGTTGAATGATGAAACTGCAGTAGGATTCTTTCAACAGCAAGGTACTGGATGGAATTGTATAAAATACATGGAAGGTACTGACGATGGTCTTATTGAATGGGTTCGTAGAATCCGCGAGATAACAGCTGACAAACGATGGAACGTCGCAGCGTGGATTGGTCCTCATGATATAAAAAAGCGTAGCGGTGCGACAGGGGATACGATATGGGACGAAGTGTCATACGCAACAGGTATAAAATTTAAAGTTGTGCCCAGGGTATCTAATAAGAAAGTCTCGATTGACAAGCTTCGTAACAATATGAGTTTGTTGAGATTGGACGAAAAAGAGTGCGAGAAACTTATAAAGCATTTGGATAAGTACCGGTGGGAATTCGACGACATTCGAGCGGTATATCGTGATAAGCCGTATCATGGTCCAGAGTCAAACGGGGCCGATATGCTACAGACTTGGGCTATGTATGTAAGTAGTGAACAGCGCCACGACGAGTTGCTGGCGATGGGTAGACCTGACCGCCACGGACCATCACAAGGAGGTCACGCAAGATCTCCTTCCAATAACTCAATGCGAGGGTTCATGTAGATGCCTCATTCATGCCCAGAAGCTCGCAAGGCTTATCACAGAGAATATGCCCGTAAGAATAGAGAAAGAATTCGAAAGCATAAATCTAAGTGGAATAAAAATAACACGAAGTACTTCAGGGAGAAATATCATAACGATGTGAACCATAGGTTGGCCGCATCAGTTAGAAACAGATTGAATAGAGTTATTAGTTCCGGTAGGGCTATGAGACACTTGGGTTGTACTATCGAAGAACTAAAGTTATGGCTAGAATCTCAATTCGAAACAGGCATGACATGGGATAATAGATCGGAATGGCATATAGACCACATCTTACCGTTAGCGGAATTTGATTTGAGCAACTCCGAAGAACGAGACGTTGCCTGCCACTTTACTAACTTGCAACCCTTATGGGCTGCAGACAACTTAGAAAAAGGAACACAATTATGCAAATAGAAATGACAGATGCGCAAATAATTCAGGCCATGACGGGATTAATGTCTGCCCTTGCCTGGCGAGATCATCCCGCATTAGACAATTCGGATATTCGCCCCCATCTAGTGGGGGATACAGGATGTTGGGTAGATCCCGATATCCAGGGTGATGAAAATGGCCCTGCGGACGAATATATCGGTATAGCATTTTTCATAAGAGATGCTGTAGACGACGATACGGGAATGCCGTTCGTAACCGGCATGAAGATTCATAAACCCAGTTTCTGCGCTGATCCCAAGACTTATGCCATGAGGGCTGCGATGAACATGTCCAAAGGTATCGGCAAGATGCAGGGTGAGATGCATGCCACCGCCAAACGCAACAGTAGAAAGATAAAAGCCCAGCTGGAATCAGGGTTTATGGGGATAAATGACAGGCTAGATTAAGTGTGTTATGATAGGCGGATCTAATTCTGTCTGATTGAGAGGGCTGTCACAAAATGCTAGCAATGAAGGGGGTAACCCAAGCGCTTGAGGAGCGTGCCGAACGCGCTGCTGAATTACACGGCGATGGGTCTGTAAAGCTCACGGATGAGCTTCCAATAAACTCCCAGCTGGTATCGAGAATCCGAAACGATTGGTATCGAAATCGAACTAATAAATACATCATTGAGCGTCGAATGCTCAACTCACTACGCGCGCGCAAAGGTGAGTATTCCCCAGGAAAACTAGGCGAGATAGCACAGAGCGGTAGTGGTTCACGTCTTTACGTGAAACTCACTACGGCGAAGATTCGAACAGCTATAGCCCACATTAAATCCGTCATGATGCCCACCGGCAGCTGGTCACACGGAGTTAAGCCCACTAAAGAACCTAACATGCCGCCGTGGATGATTGACGAGGCAGCGCAATATCTTCAGCAAAATCCCATGTTCCTCGACGAACAAGGTCGACCAGTCGAACTTGAGAAACAGGCTGATAATCTCGAACACATGATTCGAGTTGAGCTTCAACGTAAAGCCAAGCAGTCAGCACGTCGAATGGAACGAAAGATATACGACCAGATGCAGGAAGGTGGCTGGCGGAAAGCTCTATCAGATTTCATAGACGATCTTTGCACATATCAGGCTGCGTTCATGAAAGGTCCGTACTTTGTTAATAAGGCACGGCTATCTTATGCGATGACTCCTGACGGGCAGTTCCTTCCTACACGAACAATAGAACCTGTGATGCATTGGAGAACTATCGATCCTTTCGATGCGTACCCTGCGCCAGGAGCCGATAGTGTGCATAAAGGTTCATTCATTGAACGACTTCGCATTACTCGCGAGGAACTGTACGCGATGAAAGAAACTCCCGATGTGTATGACTCGGATGCTATTGATCGTGTTATTGAAATGAATTTCAACGAAAAGCTTGATAATTGGCTGTGGACCGATAGCGAAAGACATCGCATAGCCGATCACACATTTTTCTGGTATGCACAAACTACAGATTTCGATGGATTGCACTGGTACGGCGAGGCTTTGGGTTCGGAGCTTATTGAGCACGGTGTGCCTGCGTCACAGATAGATGACCTTAACAGACCTTATCAGGTTGACGCAATTCTCATTGGGAACGAGATCATAAAAGCTACGTTGAACACAGATCCTCTTTACCGCAGAAATGTGACTAGCTCGTGCTACGAAAACACCCCGGGGACTGTATTCGGCAACTCTATCGCCGATCTGATGGAAGAGGATCAGTCGATGATTAACTCCTCCGCCAGAGCTCTACAGAACAACCTGGCGCACTCGTCAGGATTCCAGGTAGAAGTGGACTACACCCGATTGCACCCCAACACTGATCCGAACGATATCTATCCGTTCAAGATATGGCAGGGTAAAGAATCCGAGCACAGCGGTGATCGACCGGTCGCACGTTTCTTCCAGCCGAAGTCCAATGCGTCGGAACTTATTGCAGTCATGCAGAAGTGGTCTGAATTGGCCGATATACATACCGGTATACCGAGCTTCCTGCATGGGGGAGCTTCTCCTGAGACATCCTCTACAGCTAAGGCTGCGCAGATGTTGAAAGACGATAGTGCGAAGCTGTTACGATCTGCAATAATAAATGTGGATGAGGACATGGTTACACCTAACGTTGAGTTTGTTTACGATTGGAATATGCTGTACGACGACGATCAGTCGATTAAAGGTGACACGCAGGTTTGTGCGAAGGGAATGAACGCGGCATTACAACGTGAAGGCGCACGACAGCAACACATGGCTCTACTGGATCTCACATCAAATCCTGAAGATCGTGAACTGCTTGGAGATGAGAAGCGGATTACGATTATGCGCAATCTCATGGATACGTTTGAGGAAATCGATACGGATGAGATCATACCCACCGACGATGAGATCCAGTTCCGTCTTGCACAACGAGCGGCGGCACCTCCTCCGCCCGATCCGCAAATGGAAAAGATTGCTGCTGATCGCGAAATCAATGCGGCCAAATTGGAGCTGGAAAGAGAGAAGCTTGCCAACGCCGAGGAACAACGCCTGGCGGATAGCGCAATCAAGCTTCAGTTGGCCAACATAGACCGTGAGACGCGCATACAGGTCAGTCAGGACGATCTCGATAAGAAGATGCAGAATGAGATCATAAAACTACGTGCGGCCCGACACAGCGCCTTTGAGATAAGCCAGTTGGACATTGAAAAGGAACGCATGAAGCTGGAAGCTAAAGCTCGTGAAAAGGTGCAGGATTTGCGGAACCAGTTGGCATTACAGAAACAATCTGAAAAGGCTGGCATGCAGCCTGCCGAAACCGCGATAGATAAGGATGGGATTGACGCCGCAGTGCAGGCAGCACTAATGCCTCTTGTGACAGAGTTCAAAAAGGAATCGTTAGACGCCATCGACCGTGTAGCACAAATGCTAAATCGTGAAGCAGGTCTCAGCGGAGACATAAACGTAGCTGTTAACCTTCCGGATTGCAAGCCTGGTAAAAAGCATGTGACCGCTACACGCGACGCACAGGGCAATCTCCAGGCTACAATAACTCCGGAAGGTGATAAATGAGTGGCTTTGGCGTAGCGTTCGGATTAACTGAAGAGGACATTGACGAGCAGATTGCTGTTGCGTTTGATGATCCTTTACTACAACCTTGGGTTGTAGACTCAGCTACGGTAATATCTTACGGGGGAGCTATTATAGACAGCGACCCCGGGTTTGATTGCGCTTGGAGATTCCAGAACGACACCGGGGCAGATTTCTGCATAACTCAGGTTGGAGATAATGGTTCGGCATTCTTACGATTAGAAAAAGCCACAGGCGCCATTGATTCAGAAACCCCAGCTGCCGCAGGACAATTCATTGGCGCATTATCGTTCGCAGGATACGATGGTGCAATCTACGATAATAACGCTCTCATTGTGGGTATATCCGCAGAAACACATAGCGCGGTGGCCAAGGGTACTCGACTAGAATTCTCAGTTACTGAAATAGGTACCGACGCCTTTTTCACTTCCGTTGTTTTTGAAGACAACGGGGATGTGACATTCACAGATTATACCGACGCCAGGGATGACGGATTTACCGACAAGGCTATTCATGGGGCAGACGCACAGGGAACACTTGATCAGAGCCGCATACTTGTTCCCGGACAAGTGGTTGCGTTTACCGGACCCGAAGACGATCTCAACGATACCACTACGTTTGAAGAGGTATTAGAACTAAGTATGCCTGGCGACCTCCCAGCAGGTAGATATCAAATGGAAGCCCGAGCTCTTGTGTCTATCGATGCTACAGGGGGAGATTATGAGAGTAGATTATTATTACAAGGTGCAGCACAGGGACCCTCATTCCGCAGGGAAGGAAAAGATGCTGCGGGTATAGGTCTGGGTGTAGATGGAGACAATAGCGGTACAGATCAGAGAGTGAGTATGCTATTATCTGTGATACGAAACCAGTCAGCCAATTCGACAGATACTCTTACTTATGAACACAGAAGCTCCACTAACGGCGTGGAAGCTACTTGTTTCGAATTAGTACTCATTATTAGGTATATGGGACCATGATAAATTTATCAGTAACTAAGCAATTGATGACCGATTTTGTCAACGATGTATACGATGCGTTGGAGGGTCAGTTTCCCAGGTTTCTAGTAGAGGAATGGAAGGACAAGGTTACGTATTGCCGAGCGTATGCTGAAGGTTATCGTAACGAAGAGGCTACCGATATTATAAAGGTATGGAACGCCACGAATAACGCGGAGACGGGGAAAGATCTTTCCTTGTCTCAGTATGTGGATTCGATAGTTCTTGAGGCCAGAGAATACGTAAAAATGCGTCAACTGCTGGCTAATATTTACAAGACATCCTTACGTGAAGTAGGTATCACAATGGCGACCGATCCTACTAACGTACCTGAAGTATTATTCGAAATAATATCCAATGTTCAAAAGTCCCTCAAAGTTTTGGCTAATGGCGATGCTGAATTAGAACAGCAATTGCAAGGTTTGCTGTTCGAAATGTCTGAGAAGTTGGAAGAGGTAATTACTGATGGCCCGTAACAGATTAATATTTTCCAGTGTGAATAATGAAACAATACCTCATGAGATCAGACTCTTTGATAGCGCGGGTGCTCAGGTCGGGGCTGTTATTCCTGCAACTGGGGGTGATCCTGGTAGCTTTATTCATTTTGCTGATATTCCTGCTGCTACGGCTACGGGCTGGTACACCTTCGTCGGTTACCGCACGAGCAATGGTCGGGTACGATCCGGAGGTGACTTCTATTGGGACAATGCGGAAGGATGTATCATCGACACAGAAGAGGTTGAACTCGAAGTTGCTGATGTGGAGACTGCGGTTGGCAATGCTCTTGGTACATTTGGAGTTGCAACTGCGACTGACGTTACAAATGCTCAAGCCGCAATCATTGCAGCGATCCCCTCTGCGGTGGATATTGCAGTCGAAGTTGAAGCAGCTATTATTAATGATGCAGATGGACAAACTGCCCTGGCGGCAATCTCAGCAGCGGTCGAAGCCGCCATTGGTAACGAGACGGACGGCAATGCTACAATCGCTGCGTTCCAGGGGGCAGTAACCGCAGGTCTTATTGCGTTTGGTCCGGCCACTAGTGCGGAGCTCACAGCCTGTTGCGATGACATAAGGGATGATATTGCGGCATTAAATAATTTGAGCGCTGCGGACATCAACACAGCCCTGGCGGCATACGGAGCAGCCACATCCGGAGATGTCACAGGGGCTGCAGGATTAACTCCCACACAGGAAGCAATTCTGACACTAATACGAGATATTGCCGAAGCTGATGAGGTGTATAATTCCAGCACAGGTGTGGCTCAGAAATTACTCAAAGGCACTAGTACTATCCTTGTTGATAAGATAGTGTCTACTAATACAGCGTGCGTAGTTGACACTACGTTGACGGAGGCTCCATGAGTTTCATGGCTGTAAATTTTGATTGCTGCGTTAGCACCGGAAGTGGTGGAGACGCCACCGCTGCTAACCAGGCTACTATCTTGGCGCAATTGGCCGCACTGAAAGTGTGCGCCGATGCAATTCAAGAAGATGTTACCGATGTACAGACCGGCGTCGATAATTTGGAAACTACGGTCATTAATCCTGAAGCTTGTTAACTTAAATTATAGGAAACTTTTACAATGTCTTGTTCACGTACACAATATTTATTTCAAAGAGGCGGCACTGCGTGCATGCCTTTCAGTTATCTGGGTGTTGATCGCCAGCCGATTGATCCAGATGCGTTACCCACACTAACTAACCTTAGCGTTAACGGCGAGTCTGTTACCCCTACTGCTGCGATGAATATCGTCATTGAGCAGGTTCAGGATACAACTCCTGCTGCTATTGTGGGTGAATATCAGATCTGTTTTGATCCGTCAGCTTTTGAAGCTAACGATGATCTTGACTTCATTGTAGATGCTGCTGTAGGTGGAGTTCCTCTACGTGTTAGTCGCAGTGCAATGGTTAAAGATGTGATCGCAGAGCGTCCTGAAGCCTGCTAATGCATTTAGCTCCAGGATTAAATGGCAGTGTGGTTTTCAATGTTTCTTTGGGTGGTACTCGAAGCGACATTGGAACCCCTGCCATAATCATATTACGTAACGGAATTGTCACTACAGTACCGGTAACAATAGATGATTCTATTGTAGGTCGATATGTTGGCAATTTTACCGTGCCTACCAATTGGGTAGAGTATGACGAAATCCATGCTATATTCACTTTAACTTATATGCTAGGTACAATGGAGCAAGAATTAGAATGCTCCAAATCCGTCGGGGTAGTAACGATAACTCCGCAGACTACAGAATTTATAGCCGATCTCCTGGTGGCCGATCAAATCAAAATTGATAACCTGGACGGCACGTATACAATCAAATACTTTCAGGAGGGTAGCAACCAGACCGTCCTACTTCACGAACAGATACAGACAGGAGACCCTTGCAATGATCCGAAGGTGACTTTAATTGCAACGTAGAGTCGCAGATCTTAGCGAAGAAGAATTGGAGAAGCGACGAGCATCGGATAGGGCTCGTTACGCCAGGAACGCTGAGAAAAATAGAGAACGTAGACGGAAATACGTTTTAAATAATAAAGAAAAAGTAGCTGAGGCTAAGCGTAAATGGTGGGTGAATAATAGAGAACGACTATTAGAATATCACTCTCAGTACAGAGAATCTAACGCTGACAAATTGAGAGAGAACGCTAGAACTAGATCGAGAGAATTTACAAAACGAAAGCAATCCGGAACCATGACCGATACGGACATGAATAATCATTTAGCCAGAACTCTGAGAGGTAGGTTACGTCAAGCTATCAAAAATAATTACAAAGGTGGATCTGCCGTAACCAGTCTAGGTTGCTCCATAGCGGAACTCAAAGAATATTTGGAGACCCTTATGACATCAGACATGACTTGGGAAAATCACGGGACCGTGTGGCATATAGATCACATCCTACCCCTGGCGGCGTTCAATCTGGAAAACTCAGAAGAGGTAGACATTGCGTGTCATTTCACAAATCTGCAGCCTTTGAGCTGTTTCGATAACATATCGAAAGGTTGTTCGACGTGATAGGCACGTCTCCTATATCTCATCTGGCCAAGCAGGCGATTTTCGGATCGTCTATCCTGGGTTGCTGCTGCAAACCTGTTGATGAAGTGGTGACCGGTGGCGGGGCTCAATTCCCAGATGAGTCACAAGACCTACCAGTAGTCAATGAGAACCCCCTTGTAGCTTTCCAGCCAATACCCCCTACACCTACGCCAGGCATTGAATTAGTGCCCAATGTGACCGAGAAACAGGTCTCTCTGCGGCGTGTTTCAAACTATGATATACTCCCGTCTGAAGGTATGGTTTCACGCCTACGTCGAGTTCCTGTCGGACCAAAGGTTCCTGGCATTGACTTTGCATTACGTGAAGCATTCCACAATTTTATGATTTGGGAAGAAGACGAGTTTCTGGCTCTTATTCTTGCCTCCGATGACGACGAGTGTTGCTATTGTGTCTGCCCTGACTGACGAACAGTTGAAAGTTGAGAAGCTCTGCAAAGATGCTTTGAAAGCTGTGAACAGCGGTTCCAAAAGTCATATTATTCAGCACGTATCCAATCTTCAAATCATCGAACTAGAACGGCTTATGGAGCAATCTGACCTCGTGAAAATTCACAGGGCGCAGGGTGCTGCTAAAGCTTATCAGTCAATTATTGAACTGCTTGCAGGACAATAATTGACACAACCAGAAGAACCCGCTTCCAAGCGGTGACTCTCAGATCTAAAACCTCCTGAAGGTGTGGTAACCGGACGGACTCGTTAGTACGACTGACTCTAAAATAGGAAATATGACTAATGGCACAACGACAACCAGAAGCAGTAAGACGTAAGGCTCAATTGGCAAAGGAACTCGCGGCAGCTAATGCTGGGGGAGCTTTGACAAAGCCGGACCAAGTGCAACAGACTCCGACTAGTGTTCTGACTACCAATCCGAACAATCAGTCGCTCAATGACGGCACAGTACAACAGCAGCAACTCGAAACTGCAGCCCCCGCGCAGGAAACCCCTGGCGGCATGGCACCTAGTAAGATTCCACAAGATGATTACAAGGCACGTTTCGATAATCTACGCCAATCCAGAAACCTTGATAGGTTGAAGGTGGCCGAGCTAGAACAAGAGAACGCTAACTTAAAAGCAGCTGCACAAGCAGAAGCCGCTAAGAATGCCCCCTCTCCCCTGGCTCTGAGTGATGAAGAAAAAGCTAGTATGTCGGAAGCGGATATTGCAGCGCATGAGCGCTTAGCAGCGAAGCTTAAAGATGTATTACCGGTTTCACAAGAACCAGCAGCGCAGCCTGCGGCTCAATCACAACATGAACTTGAATCAGAATTCTTCAACGAGATGGACTCTTTAGTCAACGGTTGGCAGAATATAAATGAAAGTCCCGTGTTTATTGATTGGCTTAAAGCTGACGACGGTTTCTCAGGCCGAACACGCCAGGAGACTTTGCTGCAGGCTCGAACATCTCTGGATTCTGCAACTGCGGTACGTATTTTTACAGCGTTTATTTCTGAAAGAGAGCAGGCAACTGCATCGCAAGCCACTAGTCAAAACGAGTTGGGTAATCAACACGTTGCGGCTACTGTAGAACCTGGACGCGGAAGCGCACAGGCAAACCCAATGACGGGTGGTTCTGAAACTGTGATTTTAACAAACGCAGATGTTCAAGAATTTTACAGACAGAAAAACCAACTAACGCGAAGGCGTAAAATGGTAGGTGAAGTTAAGCAACAATTTGATGCCCAGGAAGCAATAATCCGCAGGGCTCACGCTGAAGGTAGGATTGTTTAATCCCCCAGCATAAAAGTCCTGCATAATTTGGGAGAATCCAAAATGGCAGGAGTAGCACGTTCAGGTGCCGTCGCAGGTACGGCAATTCAAGGTCTCGCAAACCTAACCAATACAGGTGGTTTCGAGTTCGTAGGTTCACCAAACGACTATGTTGATTACAGTTCAACAGGTACGTCTAAATGGATTCCGGCTGTATGGTCTGGAACTATGGTGGAAAAGTTTTATGAAGCAGTCGTCTCCGCTGAGATTGCAAACACTGATTACGCAGGCGATATTTCAGGCCAAGGTGATACGGTAATAATCCGTACTACTCCTGACATCGTTGTTAGTCAGTACACACACGGCGAAAAGATTTCGTATCAGTTGCCTGAAAGTCCAAACGTAACGCTCAATATCGACCGAGCGCTGAGTTTTTCTTTCGCAGTTGATAGTATCGACAAGTTTCAATCTGACATCGATCTGTTGTCTGACTGGACTGAAGATGCGTCTCGCCGAATGCGTATCGAAGTAGATACCGACGTGTTGAGCTATGCCGCAGCTAACGCTGGTCAGGTTGGCGCTACAGCCGGTGCTATCTCGGGCGATATAGACCTAGGTGTAACCGGTGCTCCAGTAGCACTGACTGCAGCTAACGTAATCGAGTGGATAACTAACCTAGCGTTGGTTCTCGACGAAGATAACGTGCCTGACGATGAGCGTTACCTTGTTCTGCCAGCTCGCGCTTTGCAGCTGATCAAGAACTCGGATCTGAAAGACGCTTCTCTGGCGGGTGATGCACAGTCTATCGTTCGTAACGGTATGGTTGGTATGATCGACCGGTTCATGATCTATCAGAGTAACCTGCTACCCGCAGGCGCTGCTGGTGGTCTTGCGCCAGGTGAGTTCAGTGTTATAACTGGCCACCGTTCTGGTATGACTTTCGCAGGTCAGATCATGGACGACAAGTTGGTTCACATGCTGAACCCTGAGTCTCACGGCGAACTCGTTCGTGGTCTCATGGTATACGGTCGTGAAGTGATCTTGCCAGAATCGATTGCACACAGTGTGATCTCTTTCGCATAACAACGAAAGTGAAATGATGGTATAATGGGATATGGCCCCTTCGTGGGGCCTTTCCTTTAACTACCGGATTCATATCTTATGAGTAACAAAACCTACGTCCGCGCTATGAAGCGTATCGGCACATCCAACAATTACATTCGCATATCAGAAACTAACGAACATCTTTTGCAAGATCCCAGGATGGTCGAAGTTCAATGCATAGAAACCAAAAAGGGTCTCAAAGAAGAAACTCTGAGCGCCCGAGATCTATTAGCCAGTAAAGATTTAGCACGCATCATAGGTGAAATCGTAACTCTGGATCAGAAACGCGAGTCACTAATCAAACATGCCCAATCCCTGGTGGGCGGAACAGAGGCTCTTATTAGCTCTGGTGTAGAATTACCAGAGGAACAAACAATACATGATTCCCCAGCGGCTAGAACCCAGGCGAATCAAGATAAGCAAGCAGAGAAAGGCAGGGCCGTCAAGGCTGCTCAGCGAGAGGCTGTAGCGAACACTAAGAAAGGTCGCCAGGAAAATGATAAAAAAGCCATAGCTAACGGCGCCCCGGTCACCGGAGTAGCTGCTCTACCTGCGGTTGAAATGCCTGCGACTAATAACCAAGTGGCGTTGAATAATGCCAGAACAGATGAAGACATCTGATGAAATAAAAGCGCGAGATAGGGAATATTCTCGCGCATACAGAGCCGCCAATCCTGAGAGAAGCAGAAAGGCTGCTAGTGACTATTATCAGAGAAACAAAGAGAAGGTTAGAAAACGAAAAGCTAAATACGCTAAGACTAGACGGACTGTTGATTTCGAATTTAAGATATCAAGCAATCTCAGAACTAGAATGTACGTGGCTATTAAAAATGATCAGAAATCCGGATCAGCGGTAAGAGATTTGGGGTGTTCTGTGTCCTATTTGAAAGACTGGTTGGAACTCAGCTGGGCGAAGGGTATGTCATGGACCAATTATGGTAGAGTATGGCATATAGATCACATTAAACCTTTAGCACTATTTGATTTAACAGACCGTAAGCAGTATTTAGAAGCTGCTAATTACACTAATCTTCAGCCATTATTTGCTTTAGATAACATTAGGAAAGGAGATAAATATGACAATTGCTGAGTTCGTCTTACTGGTCCAACGGCGATTACGTGACGATACTGGTAGACAGTGGCGCACAGAATTTGTCACTGAAGCGGTTAACGCGGCGTTCTCAGCACTATGCCATGTAGTCCCTCAAGCCTACACCGAACACAGGGATCTAACCCTGGTGGAAGGTACAGAGCAAGTTATTGACAGCGATTTACATCGTATCATTCATCTTCTGCATAACAAATGCCCCAGTACGGGAAAAGCTACGCGGTCAATAATCAAAGCCGATCTGTCAGTCATGGATAAAGTGGAGCCTAATTGGCGCCAGGACGATCCTCGTGGCCACATAATTCACTACATGCTAAACGCAGCCAATGAGGACACGTTTTACGTATGGCCACCGGCTAACGCTGCCAGACCGTCCCCAGCGCCTGTAGAACCGATTGAACCCATAGCTCCATCATTACCTGTGTTCGATATAAACTCATTGCCTACGCCTCCTCCGCCGAGTGTGCCGGTTGTATTTGAACCGGGAGTGGCCCCTTTACCTGATTACGAAATGCCTGTACGTGTGTTGAGTGAGAACGGAACCGGTAGTTTTCAGCAGGATTACACTCTGAGTATACTCGGGGACCCGATACCTTTACAGGGCGTGCCATACGCTGGTTTTATTGCGGACTTCAGTCAAATAGATTTCGAACCGATAATTGCCAATCGAGGTCCAGGATGGATATGGAGTATAAAGAACGATGGGGTTAGTGGTTCCGGTGAAACTGTTCGTCAGAATGCATTCTTCCCAGAACTTGTATCCGGATTGTACACCCCTATCAGTACCAACAACATACCTCTCGGTGATCTGAGAGACGCTGTAGCAGACGGTCGACCATTCGCGGTAGTTCGATTCAGAACCTCGTTCGCATCCCTGGCGTCCGATTTCGTGGCAGACCCATCAGAGCTTGCCCCGTTCTATGCAGTGCCCGATCCGATACCGGCAGCCCCGGGAGTTAGCACGTTTGGTTTGACCGGAGGTACTAACGAGAGAATAATTCGCATAGACGGTGCGACTGCGTTTGATTATATGACTTCGGTACAGCTGTACGAACATTTCGCTATCCCCACTAACCAGGGGGCTGAATATGGTCAACAGAATATTTTAAATGGTAACGATCTATTCTTCAGAGTAACCGACCCTGTTACAGGTGATGTACTGGAATGGGACGTAGAACTTTTGGCTCCTATCAGGGGCTCATTCGGATTTTCCGGACAAACGTTGCTTGATAACTTTAGTTATGACGGCGGCAACCTTCGTCTGGATAAGGTGGCACAGCCCGGGGAGCGTGGACGCATAGCCATACTTACAGGTGAGAGTGATAGATTAGATACTGAGTTTAACTATCTACCTAGTGACATTCTTGAAGTGTTCGAGCAGTCCCCTACGCAAGAAGATCTGGACAATTTCGAAGCGTTGTTTGCGCAATATCTGATTGACTTGGAGGAATTCAATGCGTTCAATGCGCTTCCTGAATCACCGGTTATACGAGGGGTGTTCACTAAGACGCCATGTATAGTCACAGGAAATATTGTTGATCCCGGAGAAATCCCTCCAGTAGATCCCGGTCCTGTTAATGATGGATTCCCGGGAGAATTGGTTCCGTTTATACCTCCCGTGCATTCGCTATTGCTCGCAGCTAACGGATTCAACGCGCTGAATACCCCGACTCCCCCTGGCGACGAGGAAGTGATAGTCATTGATTTCACTAACTGGGATATAACAGGGGATGATACTAATGGTCGCCCAGGCCCAGGGGCTGGCGCAGGTACATTGGATGACTTTACAGCGATAGCGGTAGATAATACAAACACAAATACTCACGGCGGCATAAGATCCACTGCGGAATTCGTGGCTACGTTAAAAGATCCTTCGTCAGTTCCGAATAGTAGAGTGACTCGCAGGGATGTACAATTCGCGCTATCTCAAGGTAGACCTTTCCTGACAGTGAATAGAGAAGTGGGCGGAGATTATGTGGCGCTATCAGGGTTTACTGCTACTTTAGAGGAGCAGCCATTGTTCTCAGAAATAAATGGCTCTGTAATAACTACTAGTCCTACCGCATTTGCGACTGTTGACTATAGTGGAATTGCGTATTTTGAGAATACCGGATCATTTACAAATACTGGCCCTGCTTATGTGTCGTCCGCTGCCGAGGCTGACGCCAGGTATACCGGGCTACTAGACGTGAGTCCATTCGATCACATAGCGTTGCGTGGCTTGGAAACTTTTGTTGTAAATCAGAATACATATGCAGGGCAGCAAGTCACTATAAGTGTGACGAACACTGCTGGCAACACTTTAACCTACAACGTAACGTTTGAGTCACACTCTATAACGAGTACCAATAACGATACGCTGCAGACTTTCGGTGGGGCTGCGGCTGTCATTGATATATTTTTACTCTCAAGACAGGCAGAACCAAACGGAGAACCTGGCGAACTGATCGTCAGGGGCAGGGCTGAGAACGGTTTCCCTAATGTGGACCCGCTGCCACCTTCCATAGTTAGTTTAGTTAGCAGTAACGTTGTAACCCAGGAAGAGGTGGATGAATTCAATGCTGCGCTAGCTCAATTCAACATGGAAAGAGACGCATTCCTAGATGCGACTGAAGGTCTATTTTTCACTACTGATGAATTACCCTTTAACAAGGTTCATCATTTACCGTTGCAGGAATTCGCTATCTATTATTGTTACATTCGCGACGATGAGCAGACTCCTAACAGCAATCGAGGAATGCAGCATTGGCAGAACTTTTTCCAACTGCTGAATAAGCGAGAGGATACTGAGATCTTCATCAAGGCCGCCGAGGAGGATGCAGAATGAACAATCTATTAGAATTGGTAGACATAGAGGTTTTTGTAAATGACATTTTACCAGAGCTTCCGAACTGCCCTGTACCTGCGATAGAGCGTCGTCTTCGTGACGCCGTTATTGAGGCTTGTGAACGTGCTCCTATATGGCGTTATCAGTTGCCAGAGATACCTGTGAAGATAGGTCAGACTTGTTTCGATCTGCCTAAGCCGCCAGGGGAGACGCGCATACACGACGTGATTCGATTGTTCATGGATCGTCACGCTATGGAGAATATCCCATTAGAAGATACGAACGACAATGCATATCTGACAATACCTAATCGAGGTACAGGATTTCATGTATTGAACAGAGGGCAGGTGGGGCTTAACTGTGAGCCGCAAAGAGATAGTGATCCTATCGACAATCCGCCTGACCCACGTAACGTAGTAGGACTTGAGGTTTATGTTAGTCTTAAGCCCGACAGAAAAGCCAATCGAATAGCCAAGATATTCTACGACGATTTCTATCAGCTGGTTATCGATGGTACTTTGGGTTATGCGTTGGATATGCGTGATACCGAATGGTATGACGGAGAAAAGGCAATGATGAGACGACAAGCTTTTGAATACGAATTGGCAAAAGCTAAACAGGCACTCGACAGAGGATTCAGTGATAGACCTTTGCGTGTCAGACCTAGGAGATTCTAATGATTATTGAATTACTAATTATATGTATTTTTATTTATGTGCTAATGGATGAGTATCTATAATGGCCATACTAACACTTACACCTAGCAGGCATGCCCCTGCTACCAGTTTCCCGGTAGGATCTTATGCGTACATTGTCGCTGATCGTCCTGTGAGAAAGCTGGGAGTACTTGTAACTGCAGAGCCTATAAGTCTGCAAGTGAATGCTGTAGGCGAAGTCATGTCCGCCGACCTAGTGCCAACACTGCAGGTAGATGAGGAGGAAGATTTCCTCTACACAGTAGGGGTATTCGACGAGGAAGGCCACTGCATATATAGTCACAATTTCAGAATGCTTGATATGGATGTTTCCATATTCGATATAGTTCCGGTGGTACAGGACATAAATTCCTGTACACCAACAACAGTAAGGGATAATTCGCTATGACTTCAGTAGTACTAACAAATAACGCGCAATCTGCCCTGGCGGGTGCGATAACAGCAGCGGCGACTCAGTTAACCGTAACTGCATCCCAAGGCGCTCGGTTCCCTAACCCGGGTCCGAATGAGTGGTTCCCTCTGACATTAGTTAGCGCTGACGGAACTACCCACGAGATTGTTCGTGCAACATCTCGCACCGGAGACACTATTACTATTCAACGTGGCCGTGAGAATACGACTGCTGCAATTTTTCCTGCAGGAACTTTCGTACTGCATCAAATGACAGCTGAAGCATTCAGAAACTTGGCGTCATCTGCCACCTCTGCAACTCTGGAAACATCTTCGGGTACTAGCAGCGCTTACAATGTGGCTGGTCCGGGTATTACAAGTCTTGAAGACGGGATAGCTTTCGAGTGGGTAGCGCATGTGGATAACGTGGGTAGCGCAACTTTGCGAGTAGGTACGTTACCTGCAACTCCGTTGAGAAAATACGCATATGCCGGTGGAGGTACTCTTGAACCACTGGTCAATAACGAGATATTGGAAGGCCGCCAGGTCTTGGTTCATTATCAAGCTGCAGACAATGTGTTCGTAGTGAGCAATCCGAACGTACCGGAATCTCCTGCAGCATCGGCAACTGAGCCCGGACTAGTGCAGTTGGCAACAGCCCCTGTGGCTTTCGATAATCTAACAGGCGACGATACGGAAGCTGTTACTCAATTAACCGCATCCCAAATCGCTCAGGAAGCAATAGATATCTACGATACTACTGTTACAGATACTCCATTACCTGAGATCTGGGAAGATCTGGGAACAGGGGCAGGTGGTCCGTTGACAGTACTCCCTGGCGGAAATGCCTCATTGAGCGCTGGACAAATGCATCAATTTTCCAGCATTGATATTCAGGACACAGGAACTCTCGACATACCTAATCGTGGACTATGCGTCATCCGTTGCACAGAGTCTTTCAACTGTGACGGGGAAATAAACTTTCCATTGGGCGGTAGCATTGGGTGGCCAGGTATCGTTATCGGTCCATCAGGTGGGGTTAACGCGGCACACGACGGTAGCCGAGTAGAATGTAATACCTATCCTGCGGTTAATCCTCGACGTGCGCAACAAGCTACTAATAACGCAGCCACTATCGGAGGCTTCAGAGTGACCGCAGCGGACGTAGAGTGGGCCATACAGAATGGCATTCCTTTGCATCAGTTCCAGGGTGGTAACGGCGCTACCTACAGGGAGACCACGCAGTCTGATCATAAGGGTGGATTGATAATCATAGCGCCGTCGATTACATTCGGAGCAACTTCGGTTGTTAACCGTATGCATCCGGAACAGGCACAAGACTTTTCAAGCAACCCACGTAGTGGACCAGCTGCGGGTGGCATGCTAATGCTGGTTGAAGATAACGGTAACGCAGCTGCTATAATAAACGCTAGTGCATTGTTTGAGGCTTCTAACATATCTACACTAGGGACAACTGATCAGCACAGGACAGCAGCGCAGTTGGCAGGAGACGCCGACGCTATACCAGGACCTCCCGGGGCTGCTAATGGACAGTGTGTAACCATCAGCCGATTGACTGGATTAATTCAAGTGGTATTCTAAATGAGAATAGGCAACGTAATATTTGGTGGAGAACGCCCAAAGGTAGATCCCCGCAACCTGGAAACCTTCGAAGCTCAGATAGCTCTCGACTGTGATTTGGTATCGTCTACGTTGCGAGCTATATTGGCGCCCTCTGTAGAACTCGATGGTATATCTGAGAACACACAGACAATCCACTTTTTTGAAAACACTTGGTTCGCTTTCGATGAGCAGCTAGATATCATCGAACAGTCAGGCATGCTTATGTGGACAGGTCCTAGTGGCGCAAGACAGGCGACTTTCGCACAATTACAATCAGGGCAATCTAACGCATTGGGAGTGCCTAAACCTGACGCTCCTGTAGTTGCGCTGACCGGTACAGGAGATCCTGCTAGTATCCCGTTTACAACGTTCTATGCGACTTCATTCGTAAACCAAGATAACCGAGAGGGTGACATCTCCGATCCATCCGTGAGTTTTGTTGCTCAGGAAGGTCAGACAGTTACCGTGACTAACATAGCGGGTGTTGACCAGACAGACCCTGCAGCAGTGTTGGACGCAGGCATTGTTGCCATTCGAGTGTATCGACTGGATGAAAATGAAGCACGCTTCGTCGCAGAGATTCCAATTACACAAACTACATTTACCGAGGTTTTAGGATCTATTACTCTGGCAGAGGTATTCCCGTCTGAAGACTTTGCACCGCCTCCGCCAGGTCTGACAGGACTCCATCTAATGTCCAACGGTATCGCACTAGGATTCGTCCCTGGCGAACGCCTGGTGTACGTGAGCGAGCCATTCAACGCCAATGCATGGCCATTCTTTTTCCCCGTGCAGGATGTCCCCATCGGCATATCTAGCTACGATAACAACGCAGTTATTGTGACGGACGGATACCCGGAGGTCGCTGCTATCAATGACCCGAGAAACATAGTCCCTACCACACTCACTTACCGCGAGCCATGTCAGTCAAAGCTGAGTCTTGTGCAGGCAGAGGGTGGTGTGATTTATGCATCGGTCAATAGTCTGTTCTACATCGGTCGCGGCGGTGGTCGCCGTATCACACAGGAGCATATCGATCATGACAGCTGGCAGCCGTATGCACCCTCAACGATCATAGGTCTGTATCGAGACCAGCAGTACATTGGTTTCCACCAGGGATCAAAGGAAGGCAACGCCCTGGTGTTCGATATGCGAGCAAGGGAAGATTTGAGACAGCTGTCACAGAGTGCTACCGCTGTGTTCATACAACCTGGAACAGATCAAGGTTTTGTAGCTTTCGGTGGGCAGATTCTGCAGCTGGAAGGCTCTGAGGATCGCCTGGTATATCGATACAAGTCCAAAGTACACGGAGAGGGCAGCCCGTTTGCACTGACTTCACGTCGTGTGCTATCATGTGAACACATAGACAGATCATATTCTCCGGATGCGGGTGACACTTCTGAGGAAATTGTTGCAGCCCGTGCGGCGGCGATAGCGGCCAGATCAACTCTCGGTGTGGCATTCGGACTGGGTGGCGCCATCAATCAACACTTAATCGGTGGCTGTTTTAATCCTGTTCCTGATGGAATCGATAACCCATTCCCCGAAGCACTGCGATCTATCAACGGCATAGCTGCTGAAGATCTTGCTCGATCAGAACCTATAGAAGTTATCTTCCGCTTGTTTGGCGATAAGGAACTGGTTCATGAGGAAACCATAGTGGATGATGAGCAGGAGAACAGACTGTACTACTTTGATCGCCGCAGGGTTTATGAAACTGAGCTCGAAGGCACATTAGAAATTTCTCAGCTAGACGTAGCGGGAAGCAACTCGGAATTCCATAGTGGCACGTAACAGACGATTACAATCTATACCGCAACCGACTCACGTTGATTCCGAGATACGTAAAATACTCGTCCCTATCATTGACGCAATAGAGAGGCGATTGATAAGACGCACCGATCAGAACGAACGTGCGGTTACTCGACAAGAACTTATTGATCTAGGCTTAGTTACTGAAGCTCAGATAAACCAACTACCAGAGGACACATAATGCTTGGATTGATTTTAGGGGGCGCTCAAGTTGCCGGTGGCATCGCCGGATTCTTGTCAGGCCGTAAGGAAAAGAAACATGGCCGCAGACGCGCACGTAGAGCACAACGCAGAGCTGACGAGCGTTTAGAAAATCAGGACGGCATAATCAGCCAGTTACAAGATGAGCGAGGCTTTCTGGAAAACTTCAGAGGCGAGGAGATCGCTCGTCACGACCGGCTAGGCTTTGACCAAATAGAACAAGACCTGGCGGATCAGGTTAGGGATGGGGTGGATGTTGAAGGTCGCGCAGATACAGCGGGAGCTGAGTTTACGAATGAATTCGATGTTTCTCTGGATGCTGCTGAAAGAGCTTTACTTAGCAGAGGTGTAGATCCTGGTAGTTCTGCACATGCTAGATTGAGGGAAGACGCTGCATTCGACCGAGCCCGAGGCGCAGCTACAGCAAGTAACGAATCGCGACGACACTCTGACGATCTCAACTTCGCCAGGCGGGTAGCTTATGCTGATCGCGGGGCTCAGTCACGAACTAACATACTAAATCAGAGCGGTAACATCGCTGCAGGACTTCGCGCTGAGTTTGGAGCCGAGGGTGAAATACGAGGACAATTCCTTAGCGAACGTAACCATCAACAGCAGAGAGCTGAAAACGGTCGTCAGGCAATGGCCGCAGGAGCCACAGCAATTGGTAGTGCCGGTGTAGGCTTGGCAACTCAAGGTGCTTTTGGAGATGGAGCTCAACAATATGCGATGGATTACATACGCAGAAACAACCCAACAACGGGGACACAATAATGAGTTTAGGTGATATTGCTATAGCGATGCAGGGTCTCAGTAGAGGCGCAGCACAGTTCCGAGAGAACGAACGTAGAACACAAGTTGAAGATGAGAATTTTCGCAGGCAAACTGCAGAGAACGATCACTTCGAAGCCATGCGTCCCTTGGAAATAGAGAGCGCACAGAATCGTAATCGATTGAGCGGTTCTCAGGCTAACGTAGCAGAGCAGACCGAAGCCGGTGTTATCGAGTCGCGCAACGTACAGAACCAGGACACTATCGCTAAGTACAATCAGCGACTGGCAGACGGTGTGTCTGCTAAAGAAGCGAAAGCAGAATTGTCGGCAGCTGAACGCGAGATTGTGGAAAACCACCTGGCGGAAGACAGAGCGGCAGCATTGAATGACGCTGGCGCCCCCGAGGCAGAAGCACAAGCAGCTGTGACTAGTGCCAACGCTACTACGTCGAACGCAGAGCGTAACATAGAGAAGAATGATATCGCTAAGCGCATAGGTCTCGATAAGACTATCGCCTACGCTGAAAAATCAGAAGCTGCTTTGAGGAATACCGAATCTCGACGTAAACGTGAAGATATTCTGACCGATGAAATGAATGGCTATTATGCTAATGCCGCCGTAGCTCGTGCAGCAGCGGGTGCTAACTTTGATCAGCTGAAGTTCGCCAGGGAAAACCAGAACGAGATCATGGGTGCAGCTGTTGACGCCGCATATGCGGCGGGTATAGGGGGAGATGCGGCTGTGAATGCGTTACCATTGATTAACATGGACGCTGACGGTGACGGGCGACTAGACTTTGAGGGTGCCACGTCTACTGCGATAAGAAATATTGAAGGTAAGAACTATTTGGTTGCCGTTGATGATTCAGGTAACATAGTGCCTAGCAGCTCCGCCCCGGATTCTCCGGGGATGGAAGTTGCGGCTATTCGTGAGTGGGCCGATAGAAATCAATCTAAAGGTAAAAGTAAGACAGGTTCTGCAGGGGCTGGAAAGGCTGGCAAACCTGTAAAGCTTACCGACATAGATGATCTCGATGACCTTAGTTACGACTTGTTGAATGACAGCTTTGGGCTGCAAGCAGATGAGGACGACGATAGCGTCTTCACTTCACTGGAAGGTGCAGTACCTGTAGACTTTGAAGAGTCCGGTGAAGGTATGATGCCGTCGATACAGAACGATATATCTGCGTTTTTGTCACGGGCTCAACAAGACGGAGCGAGTATAGCCGAAGCACGCCTGGCGATAGATTCACCTTCGTCACTAGCTACTAATTTATACGGACTGAATACGGCTGGTATGCAGGCAGCCCAGGCAATGGCTAACACCAACGCAACTACCAAAGCTTTGGAACTTGCCCGAGCTGACGGACAGGACGTAGATCCTAACAATCCTCCAGCCCCTACACAAGATGCAGTGGAGCAGGAGTTGAACAAACTTCTAATTACAATGATGTCACAAGCAGAGCCAAAAATATAATCCTATGGATATTAATGACCTGATCGCTCAAGCTAACCCAGGGCAGAACGAAGAAGCTCCTGAAAATTCATCGACAAATAATCTGTTCACACAGACCTTCGGTGAGAACGGTGAGGGTGCTCGATATACCCCTGCAGTACAAACACAAGAAGAGTTCGATGCCTCTCCCGAGGGTCAGACATTAGAACGTCTCAGTGACCAGTTGAAGACCGGCGGTATACGGTTCGCCAGGGATATGTGGTTTAAACTCCGTGCTGCCAACGAACAAAAGCTGCAGGAAGCTCGAAAGAAGGCTGACGAATCTCAAGCCGAACTGGATGCTCAATTCGGAGACGACGCAGATGAAGATGAGTTGCTAGCTCGATTCGCAGCCAGGAACAACAGCTCCCTTACGCCCAATCAATTGGCCCAGAACGCTGCGCGAAGCAAACAGCTGGCGGACACCATCGACGCCAACAATCGTAATATCGAGTTGAAGATTGCTGAGAATGCTGCAGCTGCTGAGTTTCAGGAAGCTAACACAGGGATATCTCCTGCGACTGACAAGTTCTTCAGTCCGGATGCAACAGCCAAAGACATGCTCGGTGCGCTGGGCGATGACGGATTCGGCCTGGTCGGAGACCTGTTAGCACAAAATGCTCCCGGGTTAGGACTCAATGTGGCAGGAGGTGTAGCTACCGGTGGATCTAGTCTCGCAGTTAAAGTAGGGGCACAGGCTGCTATTGAAGGCGGCATTGTGAACATGCAGGAGTTTGCTGACAGACTGATACGTGACTCAGGGCAAGACATCGATTTCAAAGATCCTGAGATAGTTCGTAAGCTTTTCGAAAATAGAGAAGCCATAGAGGCCGCGTATAATACAGGAGACAAGGCCGGTGGTGTGGGATTCGGAGGTGCTGCACTATCAACCTTCCTGGCGATGAAAGGCATTATCCCACTGACAAAGCTGGCCAGCAAACCAGTGAAAAGGATTGCTGAAGTAGGAGCTCAGACGGCTGCGCAAGGTGCTGTGGGAGTAGGTACTGAGGTAGGTATTGCTGCCGCTGCGGATAGAGAGCTTACTCGGGGAGAGGCTGTGGCCGGTGGGCTGCTTGGTGTGGCTTCTGGTACAATAGACGCTGCTACCAACAGAGTTCCTGACGCCGCTGTAGAATCGCCTCAGACTACCGAAGGTGCGCAAGTAGATATCGCTCTGTCTAGTCAAGATAAGTTAAACACTAATCTTGATAAAATTTATGGGGATTCTGATAGGGCTATATCTGAATTGGATATCCCTACGGCGAGAAAAGATGAGGCGCTGGATGCCTATGAACAGGCTAAGAATGATGACGCCGTTAGTCCTGAACAACTTGATGAATTACGTACTGCTGCTATAGTAGAGCAGCAAGACTTTGATGCAGAGGTTGCACGGTCCCGAGAGGAACCTGCGGTAACTCCTGTAGACGATATTGCGCAGGCTGCGGAAACAACGCCTGCCGATGACCCTCAGCTGAAAGCCTTTCGTGAAAAACGAGATGGTCCTAGGTCTGAGTTCGACGTTCCTGAATCCGATCCGAGGAGCCCTGCTGCAAGGGACTACCTGGATGAAGAGAACTTAATCTTTCGCGATGCAGCTCGTGATCGTTTCAATAATCCGGAGGAAAACAATGGACAAAGTAACGACCAGCACGTACAGCAAGGGCAAGTGTCAGACCAAAGGGTCTCCGAAGTCCGAGCTGGTGATAGCAACGTACAGCAAGGACGGGAACAAACAGTCCAAGAAAATGCAGTACAAGAGTTATCCGAAGTAGAAAACGGTCCAGCGGCGGGGAGTTCCGATTCCTCGTCGCAAGACTCAACACTCACAGATTTTAATAATACTGTAGCAGGCGATATACAGGCGGCACGGGCGAGAGATCGCCAGGCCGTTAGCGATGAAGTTGATCGTATCGTAGCAGACAGTAATGAAAACACAACCGCCGTCAATAACATAAACGACCTGGCGGAATCCAACCCAGACCTACACCGACAAATTCGAGGCATCGAAAATGCAGGCGAAGGCGTAACTGTAGGCGCAGTATTTGATCCCGATACTGATCGCATGTATTTATTCAAAGATAATCTTGACAGTCCTCAACAGGTTAGGAATGTGGCTCTACACGAAGCGTCACACGCAGCACGACTCTCCGATACTAAAGCTGATAAGAATGCACGAGCAGATCTATTAGAACTACACAAGGAACTGGGTGGCGACGAAGGGGTCGTCCAGTACGCCAGGGATAACGGGATAGATCTAAGCAGCTATGCTGACAGGTTTGCAGACTTCTCCGACGATCAGCGTGCCTTCCAAATAACAGACGAACTTCTCGCGCAGGTACATGGTAACGAATCAGGACCTCGAAAGCAGATAGCGCGCCGAGCCCTGTCTAAGATTGAGAATCTGGCTAGAGATTTTACCGGTCAGGAAGTAGATCTATTCAAACGTACCGGTGGTCGCGATGAAGTTGACGGATCTGTTATACGACAGATAGCCTCTTCTGAAAGAACGATTCGAAATAACAAAATCATAGGCAGCAAGTACGGTGTAGTAGCCGCTCCTAAAGATCTCATAGCTCGCGAGGTATTGCCGTGGACGACTCCTGATTGGCTACCAAACTCCATAGTAAAGTTGTCTGATAGCAACGCAGGTATACGTGCCAATGAATGGTGGAGAAAGAATATACGTGCCGACCGTGGTTTGGGTAGCGAAGGGTTACGGACGTTAGTGCAAAAGGATGCTGCGATCAGAGACTCTAATGTTAAAGTGCATCAGAAAATTGATATGCTAAACGAAGTAATGAAAAAGGTTCCCAAAGCTGATCGCGTAGCTGTATCAAAACGTATGGCAGAATATCTGAAAGATCCTGCCGACAAAGGTAAAGGTTTGACAGATGATCAGAAGAATATCGCAGATGGAATGCGTGCCGATATCGATAACGGAAGTATCGCGGTGCATGACGTAGTTCTGACAGATCAGTTACGTGCCAAGATATGGAAACTGAATCAGAAAGACAACGCTAAATACAACCCTAAAGGTGAGGATAGCCTTGTAACCAGAATAGAGAACTGGAAGAAACGTCCAGCCGATAGAGACGATCCTGAGAAAGAAGAATACTTTAAACTAATACCTCAGGATATAAAAAACCACATCAAACTCATGGAAATTATTTCCGATAAAGTTGGTGCGTACCTGCGCAGATCTTATCGTGCGCATAGCGATGCGACCTACCGTGCTGAAGTCATGAATGACAAAAAGCTTGTCGATAGTTATTCGCGAGATCTTATAGATATGGATCATGAAAACTCAAAAGAGGCTAGAAAGGTTACGTCTGCTAAAAGAAACCTAGATAGAATTAAGAATCAGGCGTCCCCTCAGCAGAAGACTCTGGATAAGGCTCAGTCTCGTCTGGACAAAGCAGAAGAAGCTCTGTTAAAACGACCGCAAATGGATATCAAAGAGGCGCGAGCTACCTTATCTCAGATGCTTGAAAGAGCTAGCGATAATGAGTCTATAAATATGGTTAGCGGTGGTAACCTTATGAAGATTAATAAAAATTCGTTCAAGGCTCAAACTTTACAGGACCCTCGCATGAGAAGAATTCTCGGAGAGCACGACGATGTGGCTACCGTATATGCTCAGTCGGTGAATACACTTGACGGCATAGCCGCTAGTCACCAAATGCAGAAAGCGTTATTCCCCGTACTGCAGAAGATGGGTTTTATATCTCAGACAAAGAGCCGTGACGCTATCGCCAAAGACCCTATAGAAAAACCGATGATGGAAGGCGACCCCATGTCATTGATGAATGGTTTCTTCACTACGCCTGTAGTTGATGCAGCTGTTGCCAATTCTATAAACGGTTTTCAGTTGAGCAAGAATAAAGTCCTAGCCAGTCTGGTTAAGTCCAGTGCTGCTGTGAACTACGGTAAGACAATACTGTCGCCTCCGACTCACGTGGGCAACTATGTATCCAACTTCTTTATTCGTGGAGCTAACGGACACTTGCTTACCGGTGGATTGAATAAGGAGACTGCATTTCTAAAGGACGTGCTATTCAAGAAAGATCCTGAAGCTATTGCAGAGTATCGCAAGCTGACTAGACTGGGTGTAGTTAGTGAGACCATCGATATCAATGAGCTGGCCGATATTCTGGGTCAAGGTAAGGGTGCCACCAGGCAGAGATTTGAAGCTTGGCTGGATGACCCTGAAGTTATGAGCATGATCGATGTTGCAAACAGTGCTGATCTGACTAAGCTGAGTCTGAAGAATGCAGGAAAACTGAAGCGCGTTGTAGAATCTCTGTACGGAGCGGAAGACGATCTCTTTAAGATTGCAGCATTCCGACGAGAGCGAGACCTGGCTACCAAGTACAAAGGACTCAAAGGCGCAGAGGCCGATGACTATGCAGCGCAGAGAGTGCGCGACGGTTATCTCATGTATAGCGAATTGAACCAGCTGGTTAAGGATATTAAGAACGCTCCGGGTATAGGTGTGTTTGTATCATTTCCAGCAGCATTAATCAAAGCAGCTAAGGGCCAGATACGTCTAGCAGCGCAGGATCTTATCGACGAAGATTTACCTTCGTCTGTCCGTGTTCAAAGATCAATAGGTCTTGTGGGTGCTTACGGAGCTACATCAGCGGCAGCCGCTACATCAGGGCTACTTACCGGCATCGGTAGCGAAGAGGAAGATGCCTGGCGGCAGAGTCTACCCGAATGGTCTCGACAAAATGACATCTTATTCTTAGGACGAGAAGATAACGGCGACCCCATATACATCGATCTCAATCGCTTCGATCCTTTCAGTTACTTCGAGACGGGTATGCGAGAGCTTACGAAGTCCAACGATGACACGTTTCTAGGTGTTAATACAAATCTATATGACATGGCTAAGAGTTATGTTTCACCTTTCGTAGGTCTAAACATAATGACCGGTGCATTGGTTGAGTCGGCTACTGGTATAGACTTGACAAGTAAGAACAGAATCACTAACCCAGCCCTGTCCAATGAAGCACAAGGCATGGATAGGATTTTGGATTTTGCAAAAACAGTAATGCCTGGATTTGCTACACAGGGATTGAATATATTCGATGCTGCTGTCAACGATAAGAAATGGTACGGATCTGAAAACTCTCTGGACAAAGCAGCACTGAAAGCTTTCGGTCTGAACATAGGTCGTATGGATCGTGACGTTAGCATGAGATTCTTTGCATCCAGTTCTAATAGAGAGTTGTCGAACGCAAAGAACATAATCAGTCGAGCTATGGGTGACCTGTCCAACAGTGCAAACTATCCGGAGATAAAGAAAGCCCTCTTCGCTGGACGAAATGCTCAGATGAAAACCTACAAAAATGTTCTGAAAATGATAGAGGTAATGCGTGATCTGGAATTGTCAGATGATAAAATCAGCGGCATGTTGAAAAATAACGGGCATTCCAAGAAGTCAGTAAAGAAACTCATGGCCGGTGAATTCCCGGATCTCACAGTATCCGGTCGAGAAGGCTCCAGGGCTCACGGAAACGCCCTTATCCTGGCTGATTCCGAGGAAGACACAGCTCAGGAGAAGGCTGAGAGAAATCGTCGTGTAGAGCTTCTCAGGAGAGCTCACGACGAATGGCTAGAATCTGACGAAAATCTGGGTGTGCTATAATAATGGGTACTATTTCACACTATTTTAGGACATTGTAACAGTGGGTAAACTCATAGAACAATACATGCTGTTGGGAGGTCTTATTATTTTTGGGGCCACTGCGCACGCTTTGGCTCAATTATCTACCGCCAGGAAACGGGAGCTCAAATTCGATTGGCTCGACTTCCTCATCGCCCTGGTGATATCGGCATTCTCAGGAACTATATTCGGCATCATGGCCGCACTATGGTGGGAGAATTCTTTAGCCATACACGCAGTCGCTGGGGTAGGAGCATTCCTAGGGCTCAAAGGTTTGAACACGCTATCTGAGGCACTAATCACAGTTCTCGTATCTCGTGTTAATAAGGATGGTAAATTGTGAACACACAGAGATTAGAGCGACATTGTTTCAACATTTCCTCAATAGTTCGTAGTATACTGTGTGGAGTGGTTATGGTACTGACTGTAGGTGGAGCGGCAACGCTTATGTCCGACACGCCAAGTCCCGAAGCTGCTTCAAACACACAAACTATTGAGGTAATACAAAATGAATCTAACCCGACAATTCTCGACGGGAATTCTACTAACGAGCCTGATACTTAGCGGTATCGTCTCAGCACAATCGGTAACGCCCAGACTAAGCTATGCAGATAGTTTCAGTTCGAACGGCGTATGCTACATAGACTCCAATTTAGATCATGGCATCGGTGACGTACTAGTCGATACCCCTCGTGGTCGCATGACGGTACGGCAAGTCGCAGCAGCGATGGACGCTCCCCCTCGTGGTAACAACCCCTTATACAATGACGTACAGTGTGGCAACGGCCCAGCTAATAATGCTGGCGACGAAGACCCAGGCGTGTGTCCCGGTCGTGTAGACCAGGGTGCCTCTGGCTGCTCCGTAATAGGTCCTTTATGGGATTTGGACGCCGTGTTCCCCACAACTACTCAAGCCGATATGATCGCGGCTAGCGCGGCTGCTAACGAGACTGTCAGCGCATCTGAGGGACCTATCTTGACTGAGGGTCCTGGCGCCAGGGAGGCTATCCGCAGCGTGTTCAACGGGCCCGTGGATTGTGACAGGATTAACGGTGTGCTTACGTGTGCCAATTACCAATTGGGTTCCGGCGCTCCGGCTGGAGTACCTCAGCTGAGCTCTTTGACTCCTACGTCTGTCCCAACCCCGGCACCTATGCCTGAGCCTGCACCTACGCCTTCGCCAACTCCGGAACCAGAACCTGTCCCACCAGTGGAAGTTCCTCCGATGATAGCGGACGCAGCGTTTCTGTTTCAGGGAGGCAATGCTCGACAGCAATTGGCTGCAGTATTCGACGGACCTGTGGACTGTGACAGGATAGGTGGTATTTTAAATTGCGCCAACTATCAATTGGGATCGAACGCCCCCGCTGGCGTACCCACGCTGGCCCAATTGGGAGGTACGGTAACGACCCCTCAACCTTCCCCTCAGCCTTCCCCACAACCTACACCACCTGTAACCGGTACCGATGTGATAACGGTACAGGTTGAAGATTTCGTATCTTCGTCGGTGGGTAGCAGCACGGTACACTCTTGGGAAGTACGATCAGAACTTGGAGAGACTGGTGTACAACTATTACCAGTGACACGACGAACGGACGATGATCGTCTGCGTAGGAATTTTAACTTCTGGGACTTCCCAGACGATAACACTCCGTATTTATCGTACAACATAAATCTGGAGCAAGGCGGTACGTTTCTGGTCGAGACTCGCATTCTCCATAGAACTACTGAAGACAATGGCGCACATATGTGGATCAACGGTCGATGGGTTCTGGAAAGAATACAGTGGTGCCGTCCCAACTCTTGGCAGTATTCTTCGGCTATTCGTTTGAACTCTAACCCTTGCGGAGTTCAGGGTACTACGGTTGTTACATTGCCTGCAGGGCAATCGGAGATTCGTCTGGGAGCCAGAGAGGACGGGTTGTTTGCAGACGAGTTTCGATTCGTCCGGCAAACTACGTCAGGAATGTTTGTGGACAATAGCTCACCAACCCCAGCAGGAGTTGCGCCAATACCTAACGACGCTCTGTATAGCGACGGCGACCTGCTAATGCTCAACTATGACCATGCCCCCGATCAGGATGACGGACATGCTACTGTAGCCGGTAGAATGGTTGTCGAGTATTACGGATTGCGTGATAGCACTTTGGTTATATCAGGAGCCTATGGATTCAGCAACGCTAATACTTACAATCCGGATTCGGAAATTGTATCGGCTACTACCTGGGGCGCGGAAGGTACCAACGAGACTTGGTGGAATGCTGACGCTCGACGCAATACAGTTGTCAATGTCATGGCTTCTGCTATGAATTCTACCCTGGCGACAGGTAATCGAGTATGGGTATTGGAAGGTGGACAGTCAGATCTGACTGCGGATGCTATTCGTATCGTTCAGCAAAATGCCCCTGACGCTAACCTGAAAAACATTTTCGTAATACAGCACAGTCATTGTGGATCGAACGGATGTTCCAGTGCCAATAGAGGTGGATTCAACGAAAGAAATACACAAAATGCTAATGTCAATTACATAATCGATGTGGCTAATTTTGTTCGTATTGACAACGGTAACTTTGGTGGTAACAGTACATCTGATCTAAATGATCAAGGCGGTACTGCGCAACGTGCTTCGGATGCCTTGTTAGCTGATCCAATATATGGCTCCGCATGGCAAGCTGCATTTACGTATTACGATCCTGTTCGATTCCGTCTGGACTTTTCAGACACTGTTGAATTGCTATTTGTATTAGGTCTTGACTCCGGAGACATAGGTGATACTGAGGATTTTGCAAACTTCTTCGCCAGGTAGTTTTACCTGAAGCCGAAAGCAAGGGGAGCACTCAGGCTCCCCTTTTTCATGCCTGCTGTTTGGGGGAGGTTTTCTGAGAATGGCAGTTAGGACAAAGAAGCTGCAGATTTTCTTCCCTATCATCAAGCCAATTACTATCTATATGATCCACAGTGAGTGTTAGAGGTTTATCATTCCAGGCTTCCCCAATACCACAATCGTTACATACATCTGGGACGCCCACCTCTCTCAATGCTCTGCGTAAGTGGAGAGACTTAGCTCGATACCCATCCTTTCTAAGAACTAGAATATCTTTAGCGGTACGCTTATTGAAAGAAGACTTGCCTTTGTTGTGGGCCTGTCCAGTGAAATGCGAGGTATCGATACCTGCTCTTCGTATTCTACTTGATATGTGGGAATGGCTTCCGCCTGTCATGCGGATACCTAATTGCCGGAGAACTCCGGCTACAGATTTGGATTTAGATACAGCTAGCGATATGTCATCGTCAGAATATTTCACAGTACATAAGGCTCGTAATCCCCTGGTGGAGGGTCCCCACGACTAATCTTACCGTCGGGATTGAGCAATTCTGCGTAGTGGGTTGTGCCGAAACACCATATACGGACCCATATCCGATAATCAGGATTAGAACCTATATTGTGGTACGTATCCATCGCCTCTTCTACTGTAGCCACACACCATCGGATATGCCACATATCATGCTCCCAGGTTTGGATAAGGACATGGCGCTTAGGCTCAGTCATCTTTTTTGTTGAACACTATTGTACGCATATCTTCAAGATGAGCCTGGATATGGCTGATACGACCATCAGTATTCATCTCATGCGTAGGACGGAGCCCCATATCATAAAGATTGTCAAGAAGCATCTGCAGATCTTCACGAACAAGACCCGTCAATAATGGTTCTGCAGGTAGCATTTCGTTAGTATCTATTCTGACAACCTCGCCAGGCTGCGCAACTTCTATTTTACCGTCACGCCCCTGGCGAAACACATGCAGAGAACTGCCGAAACTATACGGGTCCATCTGCATGAGACGAATTTGCAGGGGACCTACGTCCCCTGGTCTCCAACCGTTCCTACTCACCCCATGCCTCGTAGTGTGGCTGCGATATCTTCGAAAGATTCTGCTATATTCAACAGATCTACGTTACCCTTCTTAGGAGTAGGAGCTTTGAACGTCTCACCTGTTTCTTTGAGACTGATATCCGACCCCATAGGGTTCTTAATATCCCAGGCGCGAATGTGACGAGTGAGAAATTTGTCAGAGTCTATTCTATCCAGGTAGTCATAGATATTCTCACCGCTCAAACCATGATCGACGTTAGCTTCTCGTGAGAGAATCATGTACATCAATGTATCAATGGGAGTCAGTATGCTATCGCGAACCACTTCAACACCGTTACGGGACATTCTTACACGACCCTCAGTACCATCGTCGTTCTGTTCCCATGACAGGCCGAACGTGTGCCACTTGTTCTCGTTGATGTCATCAAAATGAATAGCGCCCTGCAAGTGTCCACGAGCGCGTTCTCCACCGTTAATATCAGGACCTTTGAAAGGTATTTCGTTAACAGTGTTACCCACTGACGCATGACCTCCCAAGCATTTCATGAAACACTTCTTCGAGAACTCTTCGTTGTTAGTGACTTCATGCTCAAACAAATCTATCTCTGTTCCGTTTATCTTATTGGCATCGTAAGCTGTGTTAGGCACGACAGGCATGAACCAATGAGAACCGCGATGTCCACCCATACCCATGAGAAAGAAGTTCACCATAATTTCAATGTACTTGTTCTTACCGTAAGTGCCATTATCAGGACCATGCAACATAACTCCGTCCTGATAAACAACTTCGTTATTCTTAACAAGCTTAGTGCCGTCGGGGGTCCAGAAACGAGCGATACTCTGCAGCCATGACGTATGAATTTCCTGACTATTCAGAGGTGGTGCAGTGGGTTTAGTGTAATCAAAGGCTCTGATACTCGTGGGAAACAAAGCAGGCTTCTGTACAAGACAGCCGAGACTTTTATCAACGTAATGAGTCTTCAGCATGTAGTGGTATCGTTCGGCATCAAATACCATACCATTATGTCTAGCCTCTAAGCTATCCCCGATAGGCTTAAATTTACCCCGAATACCGTACATATTACAGGCTCGATCTGCATTTGCAATTTGCGGCATGAGAAGATCGTGAAAAGCGTTGTGTCTGCGAGCGGTTTTGATATCTTCGGAATGGAAGCTACCGTCGTGACCGCGCATAATGCACGCACGAACTTGATCAGGATCTGGCAAACACCTGTCTAATCCTGGAGGCATTGTCAATGCGGTTCGTTCGAAGTCTATATTGGACGTAAGGTCGCCCAGAACCATACCTTTAAAAGGGAATGTAGGTTTCATTTATCAGCCTCTCTAATATAATTTTTCTCTTCGGGATAGCACTCCGCCAGGGCTCGAAACACGAGTCTCCAAACGGAGTAGCTTTGTCTAGGGTAGTCGAACACTTCGCCTGCCCTGGCGGGTTGAACTTTACCTCGTAACATAGAGATCATTGCACTACTCTTACGCATTACACGTACACGATAGTTTCCGCGTTTCGTATCCCCACCGATGTTATCTATAACCATCTGACCGATGGTCTCTATCTTGCCTCCGATGGCTGAGTGCAATTCTACTTTAACTACTAGCATGTTCTTCAACCCACTTACCGTCCACATTTCCGTAAGTCATCTTTACTCGATGTCGAAAAAGGTGGTAGTAGATAATTATACCTTCGGGATGATACGGACTGTCTTTGTGCTCGTTCCATAACGACATGAACGCATCGTCCACTATGGCGTCGCTATACGCACCGTTATACAACACCCGTACTTGCTCAACGCAGTCCGGTAAAGTTTC